CGCGAGGACCTTACCGGCTCTTCTTTGTTTCCGGGGCCAGCAATAATCTTAGCCTTATTCAGCTCGTCCTGCTTCATTTGAGCGTAGGACTTGGCTACAGCCTCAGATTTATAACATTTTTTCATTTCGGCATGTTTCTTGCCGCAATTCTTGCATAATTCCATAAATCACCCTAAAAACAATTATAACCCTTGAATACCAGAAGGTTATTTAACCTTAAGATATCTTTAAAAAACCTATCTATTTGATAGATTTAGCCTTTTTGAGAATTTCCTTGGCCCTCTCCACCTTAATTTGAGCCTTGAGTAGGCGCATGGTGTAGAACGATAGCTGCTCTTTCTCAAACTCTTCTTCAGCCTTGGCGAGCCTTTCCTTAATCTTTTCAGGCTTAAGCTCAAGGACATGGCCGGGCAAAACAGCCTTATTGGACATGGGCTTCTGAAGAAGGGCGTCCTTCTCATGGGCGAAGGGCTTACCGCCAGCAATGTCGTTGCTTGCGCTTTCCATCTCACCATTTCGCTCAAGCTTATTGATGTCTATGTTGCCCATTCTTTCTTCAAGGTTTTCACCCCCAGCACTGTAGCCAGTGAGCCTGCTCTGGTGCTGACGCGCCATGTTCATATGGTGTTCATAATGGTCCATGTGCTTCTCTGCACTATTGTCATCGCTTGCAGGGCCATTGAACAGGTCGCCTTGGCCCGACTGCTTCAGCCTTGAAGCCAGGTATTTATGAGCCCTCGCCCTCTTAAGGTGGGCGTCCATGGCCTCTATGTGATCTTCTGCCGTCTTGGATGTCTCTTCCCTATTTAGGAATGCTGAGGTCATCTTGCTTGGGACAGGAAGGGTGTTTCCGGGCTGGGGGGTAAAGCCCAATTGCTTGGGGGCCTTCCTATAGGACTCCTTGTAAACAGTGTGGACATTCTTCTCTCCAAGGAAATTGGCCTTGGATTCTGGGGAATGGGTGATAATTCTTTCCACGCCGTGCTTTTTGGCATGATTAATGACAGCCGTGAATAGATTCGCTCTCCAGTCACCGTGCATGTCATTGATCTTATCCAGCGCAGCAAGCTTTTCTGCGTCAACTTTTTGACCAGCAGCTTCTGCAGCTTCGAGCTGAGGGCGAATACCTTTATTCTCAAGGTCCGACTGCATCTCATCCACCACCCAAGTTTTAGGGTCTGAGGTATCCACTCGGGCCCAGCCGATGGTATTGAAGTTGACGGGGTGCCCACTTCTTTTGGATGTCTCGGTGATGCGGTCAAAGACGTTCTTCAGGGCTGGGTCGGCGTCAATTTCTTTTAAGCTGTCTGGTGTATGGTCAAGGCGAAAAACAACCTGATCTCCGCCCGTGGAGTTTTGCATAGAATCACTGCCCCATCTATCGTATGAAAGGGCGTATTTCTTTTTGGGTGTGGCATCAATCTTGTCTTGGATATCCTGAGCAGAAAGCTTGGGTTTATTGAAGTGCTTTTTCCAAGCCTCCTTCAGGTCTGGGTAAGCTCTATTCATCTTGTCGATGCCGATAGAGCCGCCATTGGCTTCTGCGTGCTCCTTCAACATATTCAGATGATGGAGGTCTTGCCCAAACTCATGCTCATTCTGCCTATTTGGGATGGTTTCGTTTAGGAAGCCTGCGATCTTTTTTTCTTTGTCTGATGCTTCTGCATGAGCCCTTTCTCTTTCAGACATCAGCCTTCTGGCTTCTTTATTGTTGATGCTGTCGATCTTCCCACGAACATGGTTGGGCAAGTAGTCGTAATCGTGCATCAATTCATCCATTTTATCGTTAGCCCTACTGTCAGCGATTTCGCTCTCTCTGTCAGAGAGGCTTTCGCTATAGCCGTCGTAAAGAGAATCCCTTAGGCCCTCTCCTTCTGGGCTATCAACGAAATCGGACTGACTGTCAGAAAATCTATCGTCGAATTTGGGGTGGTCGCTGATGCTATATTCGTCGTGGTTGGCGTAGTCAATTTCTTTGGGATTGTGCTTTTCGTCATGCTCGTCTTTGGCAGCATCATAATCAACCCAATCACTGTCATCCTCTGGGTCAAACCTGTGCTCTCTCTGAAGGTAGTTTGCTACCTCGTCTTTATTGGAGTTTTTCCAGTCCTTAAAAGCTTTGCCAGTGATTCTTCCATTATCATCTTTGATTTCAGAAAGAGCGTCCATGCCCCTCTCAAGGCTTGGGTCATGATTGGGGTTTTCTTCTTTCCAATCATGTTTTTCTCTGAGGTAGTCGTAATAGTCGTCTAGATGCCTTTCGGCTTGTCTGCTACTACGCCTTCCGCCGAATATGGGGCCGATATCATTAACATACTCACTGAACGGATATTCTTCCTCAGCCTGCTCTCTCGCTTCGCCGGAGTCGTAAACATCCTGAATGATGCTATCTCTATGCTCGTCTTTTAAGTGTTCTTTAAAGTTATCGAGATCATACCCATCATCTTGGTCGTCATTTTCCCACTTATGCCACATTTCCACGGCATGTTTTGGGTCTATGTGCTCGTTATTGAAGAGATTAAGCTTTGCGTTTTCTGTGCCGTGGCGTTTAATGTGCTCAGCCTGCTCGTCAGAAAGGTGCGGTGAACTTGCTAGGGTCTTCTCGTAGTCATAACCGTAGCCTTCGCCGCTTTTATAGTTGTCTTCGCCCCAGCTTGCCGTGGCAGGATCGAAGCCCTCCTCATCGGCATCGACATGCTTTCCGCCAGCGATGCCAAGCTTTTTGTCGATAAACTCTTTTCTTTTGTCCTCTGGAAGCTTGGAAAGCAATCCATTTAGGGTGTATTTGTTGCTGGGGACACCCTTATCCAAGTGTTTTAAGATAGCGTCTATGTCTTGGTTTTTTTCGTGAGCCAAGGCTTTGGCTTGAGTGTCTAATGGGACATTCTTTTGGCTGGCTAGATAGCCGACGCTATCCTGAGACACGTCTGGGTGATTCAAAGCCTCGTCTAGAATTTGTCTTTTGGAATATTCCCCAACATTTTCAGCCTTATGGGTGTGCTTAATGATTTTATGGAGCTGATCTGGGGTGACACTCTTGTTTCGGACAAGAGCCATCAACTCATCTGAATCCAAGGTTTTGTTTAAAACATGATCTACCAGCTTATCATCGACATTGGCCAGTCTTAAAAACTTGTCAGCATCATGTCCCGGCGACCCACTGTGCTTCTTTCTGAGCGCCTCGTATATTTTCTTGTTGTTTGCCGGGGTATTGTGCTCAGACTTTTGCCAACGCAAATCACTATTGTTGCTATCATCATACCAGTCAAACTCATGAGCCTTATGGCCGTATGCTCCTGTGAGGAGATTGACATACTCCTCTTTGGTGAGTCCATTTTTAATGTACTCATTGGCTGCCTCTTTATCATCTCCATTTAGGATTCCATGTACCTTAACCACGTTTTGTCATCTCCAGCATGATTCTGCGAACATATTTGGGGTCCATATTGTTTTCGCGGGCATACTTATCAGCAGCCTTGTAAACCTCACTCACCTGATCTCTGGACCTATCAATCCTCATTTGGCGTTCGTCCGTTGGGAATTCGTCTTGATCTTCTTGGGGGGCTTCTTGCTCTTGCGGTGCCTCTTCTTGTTGTTGTTCTTGTTCAGGGGCTTCCTGTTGAGGTTGGGCAGAGTCTTGCTCTGGAGCCTCTTGTCCTTGGGCGTAGGGGTCTTGGCCTTCTTTTAGGGCTTCTGTGTTCTGATTGGGCTCTCTTAATGCCACCTGCATCTTGGCGGAGTCGGTCGTGTCCTTGTCCTTTAGGCGCATCTCGATTTCTTGGTTGGTGGAGTCGTCATAGGTGACTACTTCGCCTTTACCCCTGAGCTTGCCTAAAGTTTTGGCACGGGTGGATTCACTGATCTTTTTGCCGATGCCAATGGTCGCGGTGACATTAGCTCTAGTGACATAATCTTCTTGTAGGTTTTGGATGAAATTAAGAGCTGTAGATGGGAGCTTGGCCATCATTTCGGTGCCATTGGCGGTGAGGATGGTGCCGCCCATTTGAATCACCCAAGCTTTAAAAGCCTCTTGGCCAGCATTAAGGCCTTCTGATCTGGCAATCAGCTTAGCCTCATCGTCTTGTAGGGCGGTGCGATCAAAGGTGTCAACGGAAGAGGTTTTTTCTAGGTCTGCCTCGGCAACATGATTTACAACATAGTCATGGTATTCATTTGGGGACATTGAGCCTACAATACCTGAGTAATGGTGAAGTCCCGCATATTTAAGAGTCTTAACTGCGATATGCTGCTTGTCTAGCTCACGGTCCTCAAGCGTATTCAGAACCCGCATCGCCTTCTTATGGTCTGGGTGTTTAGAAACACTGATTTTTAGGTTACTTAAGCCATCTTCCGACTTAAAGTAGGCCTTGGTTTCCTTCTCTGCCTCGGTCTCCTTATTCTCTTCACTGAGCTTCTTGACCTGAGCTTCTACTTCTTCACTGTATTCGACAATCTTGTCTTTGCCGGTGAGCTTAGCACCAATCAGGGCCGTTTCACCGTGTCTCAGTGTGGTCCCAACGCCAACAGAGAGGGTGAAGCCTGTCTTTTTGGCATAGGCCGCCCTCAGCTCTTCAAGCTTTTTGGTTTCAATATCTTTGAAATAGAATCTTGCTTCATCTCCGCCGTAGGAGATCATTTCGCCGCCATTGGCCTTAACCCAATCGGCAATGAGGGTTTCGCCCGCCTCAATGATGTTGGCGACTTCCTTCACCTTGGCGGGGTCATCGGACATCACTGCCCTTCCAACTCTACTTCCAGCATTGTCTGCATCGACTGAGCAAAACTTCATAATCACTCCGTGTCCGCTGAGAGAGTCAGGTAAACCGTGTATGGGGCATCCATCATGGGCTCAGCCCCAAAGCTCTCATTGGCAGAACCAATCTGGGCGGTTTGCTTCACCGCTTCTTCAGATTGCTTCCTTTGTTGTACGCGATCAAGTAACTCCCTGAGAATCTGGATTGCTGGACCAATTCGGTCGTCTATAGTAGGATTTGGTTCCTGCTCCATGGACTCCTCATCGGCAATGGCCTGAAGGTCGCTCCCCATTCCATTAATGTAGTCGGCCACCTCTGGCAGCGTTGAGAACTGCGCCAGATTCAAGTCTTGGGCTACCTGTGGGTTTCCACCTACAACATCGAATCCGCCAGCCTCGTTTTCGGCAAGCATCACTAGGGGCTGTCCACTTTTTTGGCTGACAATCGTTAAGTTCATGAAACTATCTCTTTTTAATAATCTGAGCGGCCTTGCGTTTGATATCAATGATGAAAGCTTCCCTGCTCTCATCATCCCACTTCTTGTCGAAGGAGAGTTTTAAACTCTTTTTTACCGAATCAAATTTCATCTGTGGTTTTGGGAGGCCTGTGTAGCAATCGCAAAAGATTTCGCCACTGCCACAATCTTGACAGTCACCTTGCTCCTCATCCATACTCTTAGCTAGGTCTCTGGATGAGATTGATACTTGGGCGCTTTTTTTGATCTCATTGAACTGTGGCAGCTGTTTAATCTTGCCAGACTTCAATGATTCGAGGGCGTGGTTTTTTAATGACTCAAGTTCCTCATTGAGATCTGAGTAGTCAATGTGTTCAGACAATCTGTTTTTGAGGTCCTTGATTTTGACGCCCAGTTCTTTTCTTTGCTTGCCTGCCTCTACTAAGTCATCTTTATGGGATGGGGACTCAAGCACATTGATAAGCCGTTTGTGCTCATTGGTAAACTCTTTCTCGTCCATTTTAATGGATTTACCCATAAATTCCTTAACCTTCCCGTGCTTGATGAAGTGCTCGGTGTCTGCTGAGACATTAGAGAAATCATCGCCACTTTCCCATCCGTCATGATGAACCATGAAAGATGTGTGGGGGTCGTAAATAGAGTCTTTAATCATGTTGCGAAGAGTTTTATTGGCGGGATGCTTGGGGTTGTTTAAAACACTCTCTGCCGCAGCAACCTCGTTACCGCCCGCAGATCCTACTTTGATATACCCTCTTTTCAATGCTTCAAATTCGTCACCCTCTTTATTGGCGATCCAGTCTTCATGGTATTCATTTGGCTTAAGGCGATTAAACTTTCCATCAGGAGAAATCCATCCATGGAAAGAGTCATTGCCTGAGCCATAGGTGTGCTTTTTGATGTCGTTTGTGGGCTTCAGCTGCTGAAGCGTTACTCTCATTGCTTCGGGAGGGGTGCCGTGAACATATACCATTTTGGTTTTGTGCTTATTTGCTTCATCAATGGCTTCGTTCAATTCTGCGTTGGTGGGGGAATGAAGATGCTTGCCGATCATGTGGACATGATCTTCGTGAGTGGCATGAAAAACATGAACACCCTTCATGGTGCCATAGTAGTGGGGATGTCTGTCGTCTGAGCGCTCCAGTGGCTCCGGGTTCACTGCAAGCTGAAACTTATGGCCTGAGGGAAGGAGAGTGAAGTGGTTGTCGTAGTGGCCTCCGTGGGAAACGCCTACACCCGGCTCACTCTTTCTACCATCTCCAAACACAAAATGATTTGTGAGATATGACGAATGAAGGACGGATGTTTGGTTATATTTGTTTCCAAGGGCTTCAAGCTTTTTCTTGTTCTCTTCAGAGCCGTCATGGGGCACCATGTAGCCCTTTTCTTCGGTGTCATATTTGCCGTGAGTCTCAACTGGCTTCAGTCCATGGGCAATAATATCTTGTTTCAGCTGTCGATGAGCCTCTTCGTTGTGCTCTCCACCAGTCTTTTGCGCAGAAAGGCAGGTGAAATGGTCTGGTAAAACAAGATCTCCTTTGGGCTTCACTTCTCCCGACAGGTGCTTGTGATAGTGGTCTGGGAGTGGCCAGTGGTCGAGACCTTTAGGTGCGCCCGACTTATCCCAATAGTCGCTTACAGCTTTTGTTTTGGGATCAAAGTCTGGTGTTATAGTGGATTTGGACAGGGTCTTGTGTTCTTTGGCCATAAGGTAATTATCCACCGAAAACACTAGAATTGACTTATGGTTACGCCTTAAACAGAGCCATCTTTAGGCTCTGGTCTGTCGGAAGGACCCACCTTGTCGTAGGGGTCGTGTGGAATGAAGTCCTTTCGAACAACTGCCAACTGAGGGAAGCGCTGTTGAATAGAATTTCCATCTTTATCAAGGGTTTGCGTAGCCCTAATCTGATGGGGCAGGCCTATGACGGTGAAAACTGGTCTGGTGTAATAGTTGACCGAATAGATAATCCCATTACCTGTGACAGGGTCATATCCGGGCCTTTCTCCAACCCACTCTAAGTACCCTTTTTCATTAATAATTACATCGACCCCAACCCGATACTGGACGCCATAGGCATCCATAATGAAGTCAATACTTTTAGCTGGAAAGTGGAGCTTGTCGATTCCTGTCTGACTATGCTCTACAAGCTGATAGTAGCGAACCGTGTAGTCTGGCACCAAGATCTGATCAAAAAACTGAACATCAAGCTCCGTACCGTCATCGTAGGTAGAGGGAAGGACAATCGTGGCCTGATCGATGTCATAAGAACCATTCATCACGAATTGGCGCTGATTACTATTGCCCTGAAAGGCTCCAATAAAAGCCCGCTCGCCGTAGTAGATAAAGCCGTTGTGGCAATCGGTACATCCGGGATCATGGTCCCCATCATGAATACTTAAGCGCCTCGGACATGGCACAGGTCTTGAATGCACCATGCGAATGCCCTTACTTTTAATCAGCTCATTGAAGGAATCTGGGTTCATTCCTGCCTGAGGCTGGCCACTGGGCTGCTGACCAAGGAGCTTGGATGGGAGCTTAATGTTTGGAATTTTTGGCTGCGACATTTCTCATGGCCTTCAGGTGCTTATCGAACCTTTTAACATAGTTGTGGTTGACTATTTCTGTTTCAGAAACCTTATTCACTTTATTTGGTCCAAATAACCAGCTATAAGCAGCTCTCTTGGGTCCAAACTTCTTTCTCAGAGTGCTCCAGTAGTACATCGCAATCTCCCTATCCATCTTTCGATTATGATTGAGGAGCTTTGTGATGGCCGAATTAGAGAGAGGTAGGATGTTTCCGTACTTCTTTCTTAGGTCCTTTGATCTTAGAACCAAGTCTCTGGCAGTGATTGGCATCAGACCATACCACCCACCAGCCCTAGTTCCCTTGTGCATCCCACCCTCAATCACTCTATGATTCAGGAAGATACCGCCCTTAGTTTCAACAAGGGCAATTGAGTTCAATTCGTTGTCAAATGATGCGAAAGCTAGTTGCGAAAAAAATAATGTTAAAACAATACAAGCATTAGTCATTCAGGTTAGATTTGATCTTCCTGATATGCTCGATTACCCTCTTCCCTTTCTCAATACGGGTATTCGACTCCGACTTATGGAGTTTCACTTGATGTGGCTCCACATACGCAACATCGTTGGTGCCACCCACTTGCACCTTGATTTTATTGGGTACATTTGGGTTGGTTGGGCGAACTATGGCCAACTTGTTGTGTAGCGCAGTTCCATGCGCGTCGATTCTTACCGTACTGCCGGGGATATGCTGCTTGGCGATATGCGGCTGTGCGGTGAGAGCTTGGTTTGAACCTGATTTTTCTTTTAAATTTGGATTGGACATCTTCACTCTGGTTGTGAAAACAAACTCGCCACTCTTTTTGTCAGTGGCATAGTGATAGTGGTCCATGTCCTTGTCTTGAAATGCGTGGGTAGCCTTAATTTGGTCGTGAGGAGGTAGCTCGGAGTAGTGCTTGTAATCGTATTTGGGGTTCAACCCCGCTGGCTTATCTTGGGGATAACTCACTGCCTTTTCAAAGGACTCGCCCTTATTTAGCTTTCTTTGTCTGGACAATACTCGATTATATACATGATTGGCGCGGTCAAAATAAGGCTTGACGCTTGGGTGGAAATCTGCGGCCTCACTGTGCTTTCCTTCAGAAATTAACTGCTTTACGTGGTCTTCGGAGTGTTTCTGTGCCTTACTAATCAGAGCCCTGGCGTGGTGAACTCTTCCAATTCTCAAAGCATCGAAAGCCTGAGCTAAGCGGTGAAAAATATTCTGATAATGGCTTCTGTTTTCTACGCCATCGTCTCCAAAAAATGGTGATGCAGACTTATTTTTACTCATATGCTTCTCTTAGTTATACCTATCTCACCAAATGCTTGTTATAACTCACCATAAACCGTAATAGCTCTGGGCAAGATGGCGATCTTCTTATTGGAGCCCTCGGAAACCTCTACCTTGAGAGTGCTAGACACTAAGGCCTCTGTTTCTGAGGAGGTTAGGGGAATTTTGTAAATTGAATTGTCACCAACGAATGCCACCACGGCGGATCTGGTAAGGGTTGGATTTGATCCTACTCTGGTATTATTTGGTCCAGCAGACACTTCATCCATTCTAGGAATAACAAGCTGAACGGTCGCTCCGGGGGAAGGAATGTACCTTAGGCCGTTTTGGTCCTGATCCACAAGCTGGACAAAAATTTCAGCTGTTTCTCCCCTGACAATTTCAACACTTGAAACATGTTTGAAACAATTTGCTGTCGCACCAGAATTTAATAATTTTAAACCAAGTCTCATAATTAAAACGCCGTGAATTGAAGGTCCGTTCCGTAGTGGGCCTTCAACTGCATCGTGAGCTTATCTCTCTCTGCTGTTAGCTCCTGAAGCCTTTGAGAAAGCCACTGAGGTCCTGCATTGCCAGTGCTTTGAGAAAGGCCGTCGATACCTACGCCAAACGAGTTAATGGGGAAAATGGCGGGCCCCATCTGTGAAAGAACAGCAATGGCGGCCATAACGCCAATGCAATGATTAACAATGTGTGGAATCTTATCGTTCTCAAATCCTGCAACATAAGTGATGCGCCAGACATTGGGCCACATCTGCTGCCCACCCAGTGCCAATGCGCGGCCAGTGATGGAGAAAACAAAGTTGGCATCGGCGTTATTGATGGAGCCTGAGGTGGGGACAATGCGGATTAGGCCATTATCTTCTTGGGTGGTAACCCAATCGGTGGGGTAGGAGTATTCCTGTCCTTCCGCTCTTCCCGGCCAGAGGGCCTCAAGCTTCTCTACCTTCAGAAGAGGCCAGCGTGCCAGCCTGTGCGGAGAAAACTCCATGTCATCTGGACGCTTGAAGTCAAACTTCTCTACATTTCTAACTGGGCTTACTGGGATTCTGATGGAAGATTCAAATTCAGACACTGCAGTGAGAATGAAATCCTGCAAGTCTTCGTCATCAAGCTCGTCATCTGTCATTGCTGCCTTGAGCGGCACTCCAAACAGATACTTCTTCTTGAACTTCTTTGGGCTCAGAAGCGGTCCCACTCTTGTGAAGCTGGGGTCTCCATTGCCTTGGTTTAGGGGTGTTGGCTGCCCAATCACTGGGCTGTCCTTTGAATCTGCCATACCTATATTGTACTAGCAAACCCTTAGGGCCATAATTGGCCTTAAGCCAATTTTCGGCCTCTTTACAAGTAGATGTGGGGTGCTCTTGGAAGTAGCGGATGGCAACTCCACCCATTCGGGCTGCGCTGAATGAGGTGCCTCCTGCATCTTTGGGCGACCTTTCTAGGTAGGTGTCGCCAGCGTTGGCTATGGGGTCCTTGTTGCCCTTAATGGTTGTAGATACAGAGACAAGGCAGGGCAGGTCATACTTGGCTGGGAATCCGGGCTCGTCTAGGCCCTCATTTCCAGCTGCCACCACCACGAGTATGCCGCTGGAGGTGGCTCTTTTGATTGCAGAAAACTCAGCAATATCGGGTTTTTGTCCATTAAGGGAGAGGGATATAACTTTGGGTTTTTTGTCAGTAGCCTCTTCAATTGCCTTGGGAAGGTCCGAGATATTATGCCAAATAACTTGCTCAGCCCTCACTGGCTTGACATCCTCAATGCTGAGTTGGTCATCGAGGGATTGGGCGACCTGTGTCCCATGGACATTCCAGCAGGCCTCTGGCCTATTGATGGGCATGTTCAAATAGCCAGTGTGTGACTTGGTGTTTCCCGTATCAACCTGAATGATTTCTATACCGTCAGCTAGGGCTGAGGTAGATAAAGACAGTGCTATTATGTATTTGACCCAATTGCTCATGTACAATTGTACGCAAGTGGGCTAGTAGGCGATAGGATTAGGATTCTTCGGTGAGATAGAGATAAAGGAGGGCAGAGCTTGCCACAATGTATTCGTGGCTGCCTGAATTAAGAAATGTCTTTTCGTTTGGTAGAATGGGAATGGCTTCTGCTGGGTCTATTGATGGGGTGACGGTGTTGTCGCCAAAGCGGACGAATTCGGTAGTGCCTGAGGGGTTGTAGACGACGCAGGTTCTTGATTTATTTACCCTTTTTGCAACACTAAAGGTTCCTGCTGGGTCCATGGCAATGCCAGCATCGGCCTGACGGTAGACCTGAGATCTGTCGTCGTAGGTGACTTGATTGATTTTTGCTGGGTCAGTGACTTTCTTCATTTTTATCCTCCACTTGACCCACTTCGCCTTTTGACCACTTCAGGCGTCTGCCAAAATAGAGTGCAGCTGAACCAAACCACCACTCGCTGACGAGGTTGATATCCTTAGCTTTTCCAGCCAAGGAAAGCCCTATGGCCACAACCATACAGACAGTAGCCAAGATCAGATGTCCCAAGGACACTGATGGCTTTCCGTCTTTTGGGTCTATTGGCCAAGGTATGTTCACTGAATTAAAACTTCCTTAATGATCTTAATAATATAATACACTACAGCAGGTAGACCCAAAAAGGTCATGGCAAGCTTTCCATAGGCATTTACCTTGTAGACATGCTCTTCAATGGGCTTAAGCCTATTGTCAACTTTTTCAGACTGATTGGCAATCGCATCTTCATTTTGCTGAGTGCGTTTGATGTGAATCTCAAGCTGCTCGGTGTTCCTGATGAGCGTGGTATTCATTACCTTCAATTCTTCGGTAATCTCATTCAGTTTATCGGAGTGGTGCTCAAGAATCACTCCCATTTCCTTAAATTCTGCGTAATCTTTTTTATCCATAAAACAACCCCTAGGGGTATTCTATACCTATAAGGTTAGGTATTCGACCAAAACAATAAGAGAAAGCCCCCACAGCATGAGCCATGGGGGCCTTCCTAACTACTTAATTATCTAAGCAAATTAGACGCGATAAGCGTATTTTGCTCTGATAACATCGCCCGCAGCGAGGGCTTCTTCTCCTGCTGGGAGCAGAGCGCCTGCGACAACCGAAACGGTATAATCAGCGGTTTGGTGGATAGCAAGGCGATCAACATACATGTTGAGAGACAGTGCTTCAACTTCGTGGCCGAGGTCGATGTAGCCGTTGGAGATATCTCCAGATGTGATCGTGAACACTTCTTGATTGAACAAGAAATGATCGGCTTCGAGGGAGGTGATGCGGCCATCGAGACCCCCTTCAGCTGACGTTGCGCGGGCAACTTCAACTGCCAAATTAGCGGTGAGAACGCCTTCAGCATTTTCAGCGCGGCTAACTTCAGCTGCGAGATCAGCGGTCAATACGCCTTCAGCTGCCGTAGCGCGGCTAACTTCAGCTGCCAAATTAGCAGTGAGGACGCCTTCAGCTGCCGTAGCGCGGCTAACTTCGTCAATGACAGACTGAGCGAGAGAAGCTTCGGCTGCTTGAGCGCGGGCAACTTCAGTTGCGATCTGACCATTGAGATTATTATACGCTGCCGCATCGTCAATTTGATTCTGAAGCTCAGCTGCTTGAGCGCGGCTGATTTCATCAGCAATAGACTGGGCAAGAGAAGCTTCAGCTGCTTGAGCGCGACTGATTTCTGCAGACAATGCTGCGGAGTTGCCAGAAGCCAAGGAGCTGATAGCACCCTGCAAGCTGCCATCAGCTGCTTGGAATGCTGCAACAATCTCGGTGAGAGAGTTGAGGGCTATTGGGTCGGAATTGCTAACAATGAAGCTAATCTGCGACTGGAGCGATGCTTCAGCTGCGGTAGCGCGAGACACTTCGGCAGAAAACTGATCAAAGTTAACAGAGTCGCCAGAAGAATCGCCAACTGCGAGGTTGGTGATCTTGCGGACATTCATGTTGAGGTCTGCTCCAGAGATGGATAGGAGGATGTCGTCCGCCACGTTCTCCATCTTGAATTCAACGGTTTGTCCCGTGTTGTCATTGTACATTCCAATGACATTCTTATGGATACCATTGGTGTCATCGGCGTAGCTATGCATATAGCTTTCCCACATGCCGTCGGCGCTATAGGAATTGAGCACTGCCGATAAGTCCGAAAGGACGTGGTTAGCCAAATGACCACTCCAGCCCTGAATATCGCCAACAACAACCATACTTCCGTTTGCGGTGACGGTGTGGTCTAAACCACTAACTGCTAAGTATGCAGGATTTGATCCCGGAATACTCGGATTGGCTTTACCGATAAGGGTGACGGTCTCGCCCTCAACGTCGGTTCTGCTGTACTCATTTTTGATCATAAGGGTGTCGGTGTTTCCGACGCCATCTGTACCAAGCATGATTAAGTCTTTAACGGTAACATTGTCAATAGACTTAGCTTTGAACGCATCATTGTTCAGCATCAAAATCTTTGAGCCGTCAATGGCAGCGTCCATTATATGTTTCTTTTTAATCTGTTGCATAATTTAAAGCCCCTCCTTGGGGCAATAATTAGGTTTATTCTACATAGGAGATGAAAAGACGTTCTCCGGCCTCTAAGAACCCATCGAGTCCAAGGCCGTCCCACGAAATCTCATTCCCATTAATCAATATAAAGTCTTCCCCGTAGACTTGAGGTATTCCGCCCTCAGGTTGTAAAAAAATGTTTGTGAAGGATGGGGTGGCTGATAACACAACTTTTTTTGCGGATATATCGCCCGAACTTAGGGTGATAACATCTTGTTTTGGTTGAAGACCGCTTACCGAGGTAACAATTAAATCTATTGCTTCCTGAACCGTATTGGCTGATAGCGAGCTAGAGGTTGAGTCGTATGGTACAGATGCTGCGTGTGGCAGAATGATTGGTGCTGGCATTATCCAACCTCCCAGATGCGGGCTTCACTGGTTCCGGCACTTCTCACCAGATAAACACTCATGTTTTCGCTTGCCGCGATGAACATCATCTGGTTCTGAAAGATGGGAATTCCATTGGATGGGGTCACTGCAGCCGAAAAGCCAAAGTAGTTTCCGCCTGTTAAGCACATGATATAGATGCCCTTGCGATTGGCAAGCTTCGTTGCTCCGCCAAGAGCTTCTGCTGCGGTGGAGGTGATGGTGAGGGCAGCTCCCTGGGCGGTGCCATTAAAGCCATCGGTAACCTTAAGTTCACCAGCTTCGCTATACTCGGGGTTAAGTGTTTTGCCAGCGGCATTAACCTGAACAGTTCGCATTGCAACTGCAGGCTCTTCTTCATAAATAGAACGCTGAATTTCTTGGAGGGGGATGACGGGTCTAGGCTGTTCATTTGCATAAATGAACGAGGTTCCAGAGGCGTATGCCGACAAGTCCACTCTCTCACTGATTTTACCCCCAACCGGGCCTAATTCGAGTGTGGTGTCGGAAGAAACGCGCTTCACTTCAAGAGCAAGGCTCGGAAGCATGGCGGTGGACTCAAGGACAATGACTTGCTTGACCCTAAACCCATTGGTTGATTCTAGTGTAACCTTGCCTCTAGACGTACCTGCTGAGACAAAAGTGGCAGGGGGCACACTGGCCCAATGTTTCTCAATCATGCTAACCCTTTAGCTTAATATTTTCCTATAGCGATGAGGCCGATCCCCACACGCTTTATGAAATTATTACACTTTTTAGGTAGAATCTTCTTCTGGGGAAGAAATATTTACATGATTGAAGGGGACTACAAGGCTGTCCACCTCGGGAAATGAGATGTTAAATATGTCTCTACCGCCTTGGTTGACGGCAAAGGTTACACCATATATCCATGCCCTTGCTAGTAGGGTGCTATCGCTTAATGGCGATGGGCCACCTGAGTAGTATCTTATGGCCTGTTCCCTCACCGTTTCTTTGTTTAAATCCTGTGGAATCAATGACTTATCAATCTTTTTCGACATGATTGATATGGCCGAATTAAAGCCGTCACTAGGGTCAAACCACACTAAGTCACTGTTATAAAAAGCGAATTTATTTGAGAGCGTCATTGAGGAGGTCCAAAAGATCAGATTTAGATTGCATGATATAAGTATCTTCTGGACCAAAGTCTGTATAAGTGACAGTCAAGACATATCCCCCATTGGTGGCTGGCTTGATGACAAAGGCATCGACAAAAGCTTCCTCGATCTGAGCTTCAATTTTGCTCTTTTTTCTGCCTCCGACAATCAGTTGAATGGGCTCCTTGCCCTTATTCTTGTCATCGCTGCCGTCATTTCCACCATTATTATTATCGCTCATAAGGTTGCCTTTCTTTATACGGAATTAGGGATTAAAGAACCTGTTGCCAGACCTTGGGGCAAAGATTTGAAAATGCACCCAGTTGGGCGTAGCACTAAAGCTCTCGCACCAAAGGCCCGCCTGCTCAAGTGTGGACACATTCGCCAAACACCAAGCCTGAAGCTCTTGGTTGGGGTCGGAGATATCCAAAGCCGCACCCTTTAAGTGCTGCGATTTCATAGGCACCTTAGATTCATCGAATGGGACTCCAGCCTTCTCAGCTTTTTCCCTATAGATTCTCAGGTGATCGGCCATGGTTCTCAGACCTGAAGTCACGGTCATTGGCTTGCCGTAGGCCTCCCTGATCTTATTCACCTTGGCAATGAGGATTGCTAGGTTTGCCCTCACATCCTCGGGCTGATCTTCAAGCTTTGCGCCTTTTAAAACTTCCTTGAGGGTAATCATTGTTTAAACTTTCCGTGTTTAGCAAAGTGATCAACACTCACCCCCACATGAGACTCGGATGGAGTATGGGTGTCGCCATAGTGGTAGATGTCGCCGTTCATAGTTTGACCGGGATAAGCATCGCCAAAAATCTGACGAAGCTTCAGGGTGGCTGGGTGCCTCTTATTTGCGATAATGGGGTGAGCAGCGCTAAAGCTTGCGTCTCCGCCGTGGCCAACAGCAATCCAGCCAGAGTCAAGAGCCGCTGTGGCATTCTCTCCGGTTTTTTCGGCAATCCAATCCATGTGAGACTCATTGGGCTTCATTGGGTGAAAGTCACCCTCTGGAGATACCCAACCGTGAAGCTTTCCAGATTTACCATCGAAGATGTGCTTATTAAGCTTATTAGTAATTTCTTGAGCCTTTTTTAGCTTAGATGGGATGCTCTCATCAAACCAGTCTGCCGGGTTTTCTTTAGGAGCTTCTTTCTTGCCGCCCTCAATCACTTTGATTTGTGATTGAACCTTTTTGTCAGCTTTCTTCTGCTGAAGGCGCTTTAATTGAGCCTCACCCTCTTCTTGGGAAATCTCCACGCCCGTATCTGGGTTATGCCAATTATTGTCGGCAAAACGCTCCAGCTGAGATTGGGTCATGTTCTTGTGGGGAGACTTGACCTTTTCAAGCTCCTCGCTCTTGTTCATTTGTCCGCTGAGCTTGTTAAACTTCTGAACATAGGGGTGGGAGTCGATCTGTTCTTGGGTCGCATTCTTGGCGGCTGTAATGCCATTGCGCCAAGCGTAGGCCATTCTAGGCTTATCGCCACCAAACACATGATGTAGCCTGTCCCAGTGGTGATTAGCTATGTCCGCCTCGATGCTGGGGTTATTATTGAGGTGTTGCGTGATCTGGTCACTGGACATGGAAAGGATGTTTGAGTGTCTCTCCATGAGCTTTGGGTTTTTCTTAATAGCCTCTTTCACCGTAATGGGCATAAGTCCAGTAGAGCCTGCTGCTGTATCTCCAGCATTCAGGCCTACGGTCGTCTTCTGATGCTTCTTATTTTTTCCGTCAGACGACTCAATAGAGGCAATGTGCCTGAGACTGCCTTTTAGCTCTACCTTGGGGGACACACGGGCGGGAACCACGCCTGCACTGGGTGAGGTTGGGGTGGCCATGGCGGTGGCAGATAAGATGGCTAGACCCGCTGCAGCATCCTTCAATGCCCCCTTATCTAGCTCACTCTTGTCTATATTGGCACTCTTGATCTTGCCGTATTTGGCAAATGTATTGGTGTCGGCTTCATGGAATTGCCAATTATCACCCTGCTCCGGCTTAATAGTGACACCAAAGGTGGGGCCCCAATGTTTGTGAGCAAGCTCCCTCAGCTTTAGGGTTGCTGGGTGCCTTCTGTTGCCAATAACAGCGTGGTGGCCAGAAGCCTCTTCCATTCCGGCATGGCCAACCGATATCCACCCCTGATCATAAGCATCCGAAATGGAGCTGATACCATGGCCATTGCGTATAACATCCAAATGGTCCTCATGGGGCTGCATGTGGATGTAATCGCCTTCCGGCGTAATCCACCCATGAACCTTGGCGGGAGTGCCTAAGTGGTAATCAACTTTGTCTAGCGATTCGGGTTTGACCGCCTGCCTTCTGGCAAGCTCCGTCTTTTTATGCTCTATCTCTTTGGGGTCCACGAAATATGAGCGCGGCGGTTTTGAATACTCTTCAATCTGATCGGCCAACATGGTGGTTGGAGTAGAGGCTGTGTAATCTTTAATTCCATGTTTCTCATATAGGTTTCTAAGATGTATTTTAAGGTCCTGATTATCAAATAAATCCAGAGTAGATGAGGCGCGGCTTCTTTTAGCAAATCCGCCCATATCCATGATTTTGAGTTCGCCCTTTGCATTTCTTCCTAATTGAATGTTATCAATGGGTTTATGCCCGGCAACAAATGCATCATGAAGGCTTTCTCTGACATGAGCAAGCTCGTGCTCGTTTAATTCTCCGTCTTTAATGGGGGTGAGAGATTCTCTAGCCAGATAAAGCTTATCCCCTTTTCTCCAAGTCCCGTGATGTTTGGGAGTGAGGGGATTTCCTGCCATGCCGGTGATGGCATCGTGCTCACTCATGATGTCTCCGCGAGCTTCAGCCGGGGTTTTCTTGGGATTAAACTTGTTATATGGGGTAGTTTTGGAAACCTTTACAACTACATCTGGGGTGGCCTGATAAACATGGCCCTGATGTCCACTTCCTAAGTATTTCCAATCGTGAGTCTGAAATAATGGAGTTCCCCAATCAGCGCCTTTCTCAAGCTCTTCGGACTTGCCGAATTTGCGGTTGGGCTGGTTCCAGAAAGCCTCGCCATCTGGCTCCTGTATATCAGAGCGGATTATCTTTAACCCGCTTTTCTTCTCGGCTAACACATACATAGCCGATCCAAGCCCCTTCCGTTGATGCTCTTCGTCTACCCACACGGAGAAATTGCCAGTACCATCTATGGGGTGTAGCGCAGAGCCCTTTTCTCTAAAAAGAGCCTCTCCGACCTCATTGCCATTTGAGTCATGGGCTGATAGGCTGTGTATTTTCTTTCCTTCTCCTGAATCATCCTTCCAAGAGCGGTAGTAAATTTTATACCCCTCCTTCTTCCAATCCCCATTCTTGCCCTTGTCGAGGTCCTCGGCCTTATTCAAAAGGCCTGAGGCCTTCATGGACTCAACGACTTGGTCCATCACCTCTTTGGTAGGCTCAGCTCCCATAGCCTGCATGACAGCCTTAAAGCGGTCAGCCTTATTTGGAATCTGAGAGACCTGCTGAACCAGCTCAGGTGGGAGCTTCTCTGCTTTAGGGTCTAAGATCTGAACTAGGGCTGAGACCTGAGAAAACGTAGCGGGGTCCTCAAGGTCCGATTCCTTGAGGTTTGCGGCTAGGTTTATAAGCAGTTCTACAAGCTCGTTTTGGGGGATGGGCATGTCCCTATTATCCCCCAAAAACCTTAAGTTTTAACGCTAAGGTCCGAAATTCCTTCGGGAAGTAGTCCACCAAACAGCGCTACTTTTAAGACTTGTTCCGCGATCTCATTGATATTATTGGGAGCCGTGGGGTAGTCAAAAAGGACCCTGCCCTGATGGCCATCGTGCTCAAAGTGGACTGTAACCTTAAGACCTTTAAAGAGTTTTCCCCCACCCGGATAATCATCAAACCGCTCTTCGTACCCAATCCCCTTAATCAAAGAATTCATTGATTTTAACCTCCGTAGTCATTCCTAAGAACATTTGCAAAGAGTTTATGGCCACCTTTGTCATGGGTATGATATAAAAAACCACAAACAATATGGCCACTATGGCTCCTGCAGAAAGTAACATTGTAAACATCAGGTTCTTAAATAGCCGAACTGTTTGTTTTACAACCTTACTCATCCAAAGAGTTATACCAAAATGCTCACCTACTTTATATGGGCTTGAATTCATTGTACTATTCCAATTGGCTATTGCCTGATTTATAAGTGATCTTGATGATATTCGAGAAGGCTGCTTTAAACTCTGAGGAGTGGTCGATAACAAACACCGGACGGGTTACCGCCGCTTCTTCTAAGAGCTTCATTGCTTCGGTTTTACCCATCACATCAAGGCCATCGAGAGCCTCATCAAGGAATAAGGGGCTGTCCTCGTTAACGGCTTCGGCAATGGCCACATCATAAGCAAGCATGGTCATGCGGCGTGCCCCGCCTGACAGGTCGTCTTGGGGGACTTCTTGGCCGCCCTTAACAATAACGGGCCTCAGAATCAGCTTCTGCTGACCCTTTACGTCCTCACCCACCTGATCAACACGGGTGGAGTAGATGCCATCAGTCATGATAGACAGTAGGTGGCCTGCTCTTGCTCCAATTCTTTCGATCAAGCCATTAAAGCAAATGGACCTAAAGCCTTTTGGCCCAAAGAATTCTATAAGATCTAAGGCCTCACTGAGGTCTGATTCTAGGTCACGAAGGGAGTCTTGTTGCGCCTTAACCTTCTTCTTAAGGTCCTTCTCTCTGTGTTCAAGCCTATCGATAGACTCTGTACTCATCGTGCGGCGAGACTCAAGAACCCTAATCTGAGATTCGATCTCAGTTTTTTTGGTCGATGCTGCGGCAAGTCTCTTCTCTTTGCCTGTCTTAAGTGTTGACACCTTAGACTCATAGTCGATTTGCAGGCTCTTGATGTCAGCATCGACAGACTTAAACTTGGCTGTGAGGGTCTGAACATCAGCTTTAATCTGATTGGGGGCGGCTTCTACCTGCGCCTTTCTCTCTGCTAATGCTACCTTGGCTTTTAGGAGTGAGTCTTCAAATGGCTTGATATCGATCTCATCTGGGACATCGATGAGATCTTGGGACAAAAGATTTGCCTGATTAATGTGCTTCTGTATTTCCGCTTCACGGTCCCAAGTGGGGAGGCTCTGTCCGCATGAGTGACATTTGCCGTCAGCCATGTTGTCGATGGCATCCAGCTCTTTTTGAATCTTTTGCTTGGTTTTTTGGTTCTTAAATTCAAGAGAAAGGCGTTCTTGGTTTTGTTTCTTAGCAATATCAAGGGCCTTCTGAGCTTGACCAATGGCAATCTCATAGTCTGGCTCAACCCGTGGGGCCGAATCAAGTGAGGCCTCAAGCTTTTTAATTTGATCAAATAGATTGTGTTTTTCTTTTTTTAGTGACTCTTGGGCAGATTTATTGTAGTCCTCCAGCTCACCGAGGCTCCTCTGAAAATCCTCCTCTATGACTAAAGCCTCGGCATCTGCAGACAAAGTGGCCTCTTGAAGACCAGCCTCTTGGTTTTTAAGCTCTTCCTCGATTTTGAAGGCTTGCGAGGTGAGGGAAGCCATTTCGTTGGGGATTTCATTCAGTTGCTCTAGTAGTATGGACAGTCCTCCCGTCTGCTTGTCCATGCTAGACTGAATGGAATCCCTTCTTGTCTTTGCAAGCGAAAGCCCCTTGTCCAACTCATCCAAGCCCGCCACAACAGACAAAAGCTGCGTGCGCTCGGTGTCACTCATAGTGAAAAAGGACGCTGTGCGGTCTTGGGAGATGTAGACCGACAGGAGAAACTGCTGTGGGGTCATGCCAACTAGCTGCTCAATCCTGCCATCCAGATCTGAGGTCTTGCCGTGGATTTGTTCCCCATCTACCGTCACGGCAAGCTTGTTGGGCCTCGATCTTGTCACTACAACGGTCTTGCCTTGGTTTTCAAAAGTGAGTTTTACGGTGCAACTAGACTCCCCTCTTTTGATAACAGCGTCCACAGGGGCACCCTTGGGGCCACCCCACTTTGGCAGGTATCCATAAAGAGCCCAAGCAATACTGTCAAGTATTGTGGACTTTCCCACCATGTTGCTTCTGCCATTCTCCAGATTGACTCCGTCAATAAGGGTGAGGCCTCTTTGTGGTAGGCTCCAGTCTAGGGAGCTATAGGAGCGGAAATTGGTGGCTTGGACAGAGCGGATTCTCATGTCCACCCCAGTGCTTTTGCTATGGTGGGAAACTGATCTTTCATAATATCTTTTACCAAAAGAGCAATTTCCCTGTGTTCCTTTTGAGTTGAGGCATCTGTCCTTACATCAACATAGTGGATGAAGGACCGTATGGTGCCGTGCATATAGAGTCTGGTTTGGGTACTGAGCGGAAGAAGGAACCGTGCGCACTCCTTAGCGATGCCCTTGGAAATAGCTTCTTGATACAACTTGCTTGATAGGGCGACGACATCGCCCTGAGCCTGATCAAACCAAGCCTTAATGTCCTCTGGCAAATCATCCGTACTGTTTTGCTTGTTCTTGAGGTCCTGCCTTCTTGCCTCGCAAGAGATAAAGACCTGAACCTCTGAGTATCTTTGGCTAAACTCTTGAAAATTAAAGCTTTTGTGCCTTAAAATCTGAGCGGCTATCGCTCTTGTTGTATTGATTTCAACACACATCGTGGCCATCTCAAATGGCGACCAGTGTTTGTGCTTGATCAAATACTTAATTAACTTTTCAAATTCAGGGTTTTCTTGATTACTACTACTCACCCTAGCGCAGTACGCTATTGTGGCTTCTGTATTTGGGGTGACATGAATGAGCTTCACTGACACTTTCAATTCCTCCAAATTAACTATACGGGATTAGACCAGCTTACTCGAACAAACCCCTCATACTCCCCAACGTCATAGGAGACGGAATAGCCTAAGTCCTCAAAATGATTCTTGATCTCATTCAAAACAAATGATTTTGGGCGGGCCTTCTTAATAAAGATGGCGGCATAATACTTGCCCTTTCTGGCCTGCTTTTTGATTCTATATTCCAGTGCGGCAATCAGCCTAACCTGAATCGGCTTTTTGCTTTTGATGTTAAACTCATTTGCTATTGCTAGGGCGTCTTTTGCGTGCATTTTTGCTTCCTTTCACTAAAATCTCATAAAGGCTTCTAGGCTCAAATTTCATCTCTATGCTGACGCTGAGGAGCTTTGCGATCTCCTCCACCTTCTCCTCGGTATCCGCCTCAACCTCAAGATAAAGCTGACTGTATCCTTCAATAAAGTATAAGGAAATGCTTGTGTGCTCATCAGTGTGGATGCTGTAATAGTGTTTGACAATTCTTTTTACAGGTTCGCCATGAAGCCTTGTTAAAAACAATAGGGCTTGGTCGGGTTCACTTGTCGGAACATCAATCTCCACCCGGTTGAAATTGGACCTTTGGTCCTTATGTTTAATTGTGAGTTGTCCATCTCCCTCGGGCATGAATCTCAGACGGATGAAGTCGGCATTCTTTGACTTGCTGTGCCAGTAATAGTCAGCACTTACCCCTGTGGTTTCTTTTTGTGATGGGAAGAGCTGAAAAAGAGCAATTATGGCTTCGCTTATGGAGCAATTTATAATGAACTTTTTCTCGATCTCCCTGTTCTGAAAGCCCATTATTCACTCCGGTGGGCATTGTAGAACCGGGAGAAATCAAATGCTGCCATCAGTGCTGCAAGAAGTAGGATTGCGCCAAACAGACCTGCCCCAAGCTTAAAGAAAAACACGCCCAAAGCCACATCAGTTACTGCTAGGGCCAGGGAGTTGGCCATACCTCTCATCATTAAGTCTTTATCACTCATCTTCGCTCTTCTCCTTTTCTTCATGGGCTCTGATGGCCTCCATTGGCATCAGATAAAAGAACCAGACAATGAGGCCTGTCAGGATGGAAAGAAAGGTTCGTTGGCCTTCTTGCAACTCGAATGCGTCTGCGATGGCCGAAACCCCGACAGACATAAGAGCAATCATGATAAAAGATTTCAAATAATTCATAGATTAACCCGAAGCCTGAGCAGGCTCCTCCTCCTTATCGTCTACCCGGCCTGCTGGACCCATCTCAAGATCTGAGAGTTCCATCTGCTGTGGCTCTCCACGGGGGCCGGGAAACTGTGTATAAACAATACAACGATTGTAGTCGGTGACACATTCAACAGCCACTGGACAGCGGCCATTTCGCACCTTGTCTAACAAGAAGACGATTCTGTTTTTCTTGGCATCATCCTCGGAGCGGTTAATCGTGATGACATTGGAGGCCTTCCTGACAATCCCAAAGCTTTCAGCCACATCGGACATCCTGAGGTAGTCGGTGCCTTTTTTAGAGAGCTGGTGTCCAAGACGGTTCACTTGAGCCCCACCAGCACCTGCCACATTCAGCTCTAAACAAAGCTGCTTCAGCTCTGAATAGACAAACTCTTGAAGGAGTCGGGTGTTGTCGAGGGACTTGAATCTTGAGGTGGTCAAGCATTGGCCGTAATCACACAAGAAAAGCTCGAAGGGCCACTCTTTATGGAGCATTCTAGCCGCCTGCTGCACCTGCTCCACGGTAGCTTCGTGGCTGTACATGTACCTGATCTTAACGTTCTCTTTTAGAAGCTCGTCGGCAATCTTTAGGGCTTCCTTCTCGTCTTGATTGAGCAGGGTGTATGGGGCCATAAGCTTGGTGAAGGGGACGCCGCTGAAGCGGGATAGGAACCTCAGTTTGGTGGGAAGCTCTTCGTCCTCATGGACGGTTAGAAACACCTTTTTGCCTGCATTGACTGCAAAGTAGGCCAGATTGGGCATGAGCATGCTGTTGTGTGTTAAGATACCGTTGGCAACGAAAAGGTTGTCTCCGTCTACCGATAGGTCAAATGTTTCTTGTTCTCCGACATATTCAATTGAAACAACCTCATCTCTATGAAATGAATCGTCAAAATTAAGCCCATCAGATTCCGCTGTATTGGCAAGAATCCTCCACAAACCTGAGTTGGGGCGCTTTTTTTGGAGCTTTTTCTTTGTTTCAGATGGCAGCAGGTTAGAGGCTTCGTCGGAGTAATACACCCACTCCCCACCAAGCTTAGAATTTTCTCTACCCACAGCTTTTTCAAGACGACCGTCGCCCCATTTATCCGTCAAACTAAGTTCTTTTATAAGCCTTCTTGATGACCTTCCGGTTACAAAGATTGAATATACCCCATAGTTTTCCAATGTTCTGTTTTTAAGTTTGACTGTTTTGTGCGATGATTTAACATTGGACACATATCCAAGACGCAATAACACTTGTTGAAGGTATCGAACTTGGTGTTCATAATGAAGCGATAAAACTACAGACGACCCCCTCTTATCCACTGTTCCATCTGCATCCATAATACCAGCAATATAAGCTGCTGCAGATTCCTTGGACCAAGATAAAACATCAATCAAACATTTGTTTTCTTTGGTTCCTGTCCTAAGACCAAACGCTTCTAGCTGATCTGCAATAAAAGCATTAGCCCAAATAGACTCGCCATTATCGCCCTTTTTGTGCGTTCTTGGATTGTTGAGTCCCATATTTCCAAGAACTCTTAATAACTTATTTTTCACCGAACTATCTTTATGAATAGCCCAACTGAGATATCGAGTGTTGAAACTATTTTTAAAGTAGCTGCCGTCGCCAAAAGTAAATCCCAATAACCAAGCGATGTCATTGGGTATTTTTTTTGTTCCAATCCAGTTATCAATGGGAACAACTACAGGATCTCCAACGCTAATGTCCCTAAGTTGTTTTTGCTCTATTCCATCTCCGCTATCCAGCGCGTGTATGTGATCAAGTGTTGAATCAATATACAGGCCACTGCTGAGTGTCATACGGTAAAGTGGTTTAATGCCATTTCTATGAACAGCAAGAATCTTTCTTTTCGCGTTGTAGCCAACAACATAATTATGTTGAGATAGCGTTATATCCTTAATTTTAACCAAACCCTTATCAGTAGGGACCAACGAATCCCCGCCTAAGCATTTTCCCGTATTCGACCCCCCAAGAAAAGTGGTCCAAGTCTGCGGGAAAAGTCCGCCGTTCATGGCGGCATCGATTGCGGCAATGCCCGTTGGGATTGCATTTTGAGCCTGAGCAGAGGCCAAATCGATCATGGAGACATGGTCCCCGAAGGAGGCGACCTTTTCCTTCTCAAAGTCTACCTTGGAGATGAGGTCGAGGTGTTTCTTGGTGATTTCATAAGCATGCTCCCGGTTGCCTGAGTTGTAGAGTGGGGCTGCCTCTTTGTAGGCTAAGATAAAGAGGCTTGCTCGAATGAAGCCCGTCAGCTCTTTTTTAAGGTAGTTCTCATCCGGTTCACTCTCTTGGATCTTCTTAAACTCGGCATAATACTTGGAGGCGTCCGTTGCTCCTTGTTTATTGATCTCGTTGGAGAGTGCCGATCGGGTAGGAAGGCTGTTGTGCTCTGTGTATAAGTCCTTAAATTTACGAAAGAACCACCGCAGCTCTTGAGAGAAGTAGCCCTCTTCTAAGTAGGCCACGCACCGGGCGGCAAAGCGTTCGTCCTGTAACATCTGCTTAATAACCTGACGCTGGAAGTCTAGACCAAATTTTTCATTGCCGCTCATATACTGGAGTTATACGGAATCAAGATTTACATTTTTCTTGTTGCATCTGATATAAAATAGCTGTATGCTTGTTAGTAAGGAGATGACAGAAATGGAAAACGCAAACAATATTACCGAATCCAAAAGAGCCCAAGCCACCAGAGCAAGCATTCTTGCAAGCGTCAAGAAAATCACCGAGCCTAAGGGCGATACTGTTGTTCTGAATTCCTTTAAAGAAAAGGCCGATGAGCTGAATGAGCTTTTTGCCCTGTCTGAGCTTCTGGACATAAAGAAGGCTGAGCTGAAGGAGGAGATTAAGGCTCTGCGCCGTGGTGATGAGTATTCATCGTCCTACGCTTTAGTGGGCGAGTCCACCCCCGGTGTGTCTATTGCTTTCTCTGACAGCGGGACCATAAAAGAGGCTGACATACCCCTTTTGAAACAGCTCACTGGGGACAACTTTGGAAACTGGTTTACGGAAGAACGGTCTCTTGAGCTTAAGGGACTGTCTGCTGAGGCCACTGACAAGATAGTGGCGGCCCTCATCGGTGTTCTTGGGGTTGATGGTTTTAAGAATGCTGTGAATTACAAAGTCCAAGCCACCACCAAGAAAGGCTTTGATAAGCTTCAGTTCAACCTGAGCAATGAGATCAAATCGGTCATCAAGATGCGGGAGCCCACAATCTCCTCCGCTAAAAAAGACTACAGATAATCATTAGTTGAGCGCATCGGTATGATAGAGGGTGAGAAAGATTCTTGCCCTCTTTTTTTTATATTCAACACTGACATATGCCGATGAACAGTCCACTCTTCGGGTGGGTGCCATGGACAATGACAGGCTGGTCACATTTGGGGCTCAATCCAACCTCATCAGCGATTACATCTATACCAACTGGGAAGTGGGGACCTATTATAGCCCTTCCATGAGGTCTTTTTTGGGGTTCTATGGCGGTGGGGTGCGGGTGGATGCTGGTGACATTCTTGCTCAGGTGGGCATTGCCCTTGGTGGAATCACAAGCACCGATGAATACCTTGGGGGGCATCTCCAGTTTACTGAAAACCTTTTCTTGGGACTAAAAAGCCACCGTGATGCTGCCCTCGGGGCTTTCTTTAAACACATCAGTAGTGGCGGCATTTCAAGCCCCAATCTGGGGAGAAACTTTGTTGGGATTGAAATCAGAATCCCCCTGTGAGGCAATGTGGAATTGAAAATTAAGAAAATGAGAGAAAATGCGAAAGTGCCGACCTATGCAAACCCCGGAGATAGTGGGTTTGATTTCTACTCTGCGATCGATGCCACCATCGCACCGGGCAAGACCATCATCATCCCTACAGGCATTGCATTTGAGGTCCCGGTGGGGTACGAGCTTCAGGTAAGAGCGAGGTCCGGCCTATCAGCCAAAACTATGCTGCGGGTAGCCAATGGAATTGGAACTGTTGACGCACCGTTCCGTAATGAAGTGGGGGTTATCCTCTGGAATGCTGGACAGGAGGAGATTAGCATCAAAGAGGGCGACAGAATCGCTCAGGGCGTTATTTGTCCTGTGGTTCGCGTGACCCTCGTCGAATCTGAGGAGCTGTCTCTGTCAGAGCGGGGCATGAGTGGTTTTGGCTCTTCTGGTACAAGATAGCCTCTTCTCGAATCAATTCTTTTGCCCTTTCTACCGTATCCTTCAACCTATCTTCGTCAATCTTGTGATTTCTTTTCTTGAGTCCCTCAAAGAAAAGCAGGATTGTGATGATATTGTTTCTCTTATGAACAAGCCTGCCATTATTGATGTCGCGCAGCATGGCGCATAGCCCACGGATATAGTAGATGTCGTTCATGCGGGCAGCTATAAGCCGCCTGCCACGCATCGTCAACCGAAATCTGGCTGCTGACCCAAAAGTTCTTCCACCTTGGGGAAGTGGGCCTTGGCGATGATTCGGTACAGGTAGGGGCTTGGGGAATCGTTGATCTTCATACAAGCTGCAACCGCATCGACTCTAGTCCTATATTCCCCCACTTTTATCCATCTTCTTTTCCACACAAACGCATGAAATCTGATGTCTTTTTCTTCCATCCCCCAACCATATCTCAATTTTCAATTTTGGCAAGAGGCTCTCATGGACATGGCTTGATTGTAATAGTCTGCCGCCCTGCCCTGCGCCATGTTTCCGGGCGGGGTGTTGTTCACTGCCTCCATCCTCGCCATGGAAAGAAGCCTTTGGGCTTGCTGCTCACAGAGGTTATTGGATGGCTGAGCTTGGGCGAAGCTTGGTCTTGGGGCCTGAATAATAGTAACAGGCCTCATGCTCTCGATGCGGTCGATCTTTTCATTCACTTCCTGAAGGCCCGCTTGGGTTTCTTCAATGGAGTTATTGATCTTCTCAAACCCAGATTTCACCAGCTCCACCAGACCCTCATCTGCTTTTGAGTCCTCTTTGTTGAAGTCTTTCATCAGCTGGATATTGGAGTATTTGGCCTTCTTGTCTTTGGGCAAGCCCTTGGTAGTCTCGCAAGACTGGAAATCCACCCCTACAGCAACCTCGGCCTCAAAGCCCTGATCGGTTCTAGAAACCTTCTGCTCATAAACTTTGGACTCAGCTGGCGCGACACCGCACTCCACAATAAGATGCCTCACTGCGTTGTTCTGGGCTTCAAGAACAGCCTTGGTGGAGGTCTTCTGGACGGAGACACCCCGGTAAAGGATGTCTCCACCAACCACTCTGCGGTTTAGATCTTGTGCATTGGCCGTAGCGGCAACGAGCAGAAGGATAAGAAACCTCATGCTGCCACCTGAGCTTCCTGAGCCGCTTTGGCCACTTTGCAACGGGTGAGAACGGTTTGCTTCACGCCTTGATATTCATCATGCTTTTTGACGGTGCCCACAATCTCAACCACTTCGCCCTTATCAAGAATAGTGGTGCGGGAGGAGGAGAACCAACGGAACTGATTGCCCTTCTCATCTTCCAAGCCATAGAGGGTGGTGACGCCGTAGTGGGTGTGGATGTCCTTGGTGAAAGCCACTTTCACTTTGGCAGTCCACTTCTCACCCACAATACCTTGGTGAGCACTTTGTGCAAGAAACTCTTTTCTGGCCTCTTCTTTGGCCTTACGCTCATTGAATTGAGCCAAGGCTTTTTTGAGGGCGTTGTGCTGGGCTTCTGAGATCTGGCCATACTTCATGATTTTGTAGCGGATTTCACCAATGAAGCCTGCGGTGTTATCATCAATAGCAGCTTCAGAAGGGTTTGCCGCAATCCAGTCAGCCAAGTTCTTTCTGGCCTTCTCAGCAGCTTTTTTGGCAGCAGTTTCACGGCGCTTTTGAGCAGAGAGGTTCACGCGCACCTTGCCAGAGCCACCACAGGAGAAGCAGCGGCCACCCTCAATGTGGCTCCAGCAACTGAAAACCTTGGTTCCAATGCACTTGTGGCAATCTCTAATCTCATATTGATCGGCCATAGTTTCATCTCCCTTATATAAACACTATAGCAGGATTGACCAAATGAGTCAACAATTATTTTGTAAAAATTACCATTATTAATTAGTTGATTTCAAAGATCAGCCTTCGTATAATAATTAAATGAGCGACAAATATCGTGGCTTTGAGGAGCATAGAAAAAAGCTGAGGGAAGAATCGGCCCAAAAGCTGATTGGCAAAACCTTTGGATGGCTAAAAATCCTTGAAATACGGGCACCTAAGGTACTCTGCCTCTGTGTTGGAGATGGGCCACACAAAGGCGAGGCTGGTACGATTGGGGTATGGAAGCACCGTAGCGATGTCACGTCTTTAAAATCAACCTCTTGCGGCTGCATGCGAAAGAAGAAGCTAGAGTCTACACTTAAAGAGCAGGGAGTTTGGTCAGACAGGGCTGGGGAGAGAAATGGTCTTGTTGTGTTAACCAAAAAAATTAACTCCAACACCTACGCCTACCGCTGCGACTGCGGCAACACGGGCGAAGTGAGTCTGCCTAACTGGATTTCTGGAGACCAAAAGTCCTGCGGATGCTCCACCGTGGAGCTGAGAAAGCAGACTAATTTAGAGAAGTATGGGGTAGAGAACCCCATGCAAGATAATGAGATCAAGGATCGGCATAAAGAAACGGTACTTGAGAAGTATGGGGCAGAAAATGTCTTTGCCACAGAGGGGGTCAAAAGGAAAATAACAGAAACCAGCCTCAAGAAATATGGGACGACAAGCCCGATGAAAAATCGGGAAGTTTCCATGAAAATTACCAAACATGTGCTTTCTAGCGGCGTTTCTGTAAATGAATATCTTATTAAAAATCAAATCCCATATGCCAATGCACTGAATGTTCTTAAAAACCATGGTGAGGAGGCGTTTCTTGAGTATGTGGAAAGCTACGAAGATAAAATAACTTCTTTGGAAATTGCCTTTCAAATTCTTATGAAATCCCACTTCCCGGACTTGGAGCATTTCAATAAAAAACCAGCGCCCGATCTTAATTATCACCCAGACTTCAAGCTTACAAATGGAGACAAAACTATCTATGTGAACGTAGATGGACTTTATCCTCACTCAATGAAAAACCCCCACATGGACAAACATTACCACTTTAAGATGAGGGAGGGGTATTCGCAGCGTGGGCTTACGATTTTACAATTTACTGGCGATGAAATGTATTACAAAAAACAAATTGTAAAATCTATAGTTCTTTCAAAATTGGGAATACATGAAAAAACATACATGGCAAGGAGGCTTAGTGTGGGGAATGTTCCATATCGGTCCGCATATAAATTCTTTGAAGAAAACCACCTTATGGGAATGCACGTTGGAGCCTCATCTATTGGATTGTATGATGGAGAAAAGCTAATTGCCTGCATGTCCTACAAAGACAGGGGTGGTTATTTTGAGATTTCTAGGTTTGCCACCCTCTTAAATACGCGGGTTCAGGGTGGCTTTAGCAGGCTATTGAGCAAACTTAAACTCATTTCCTCAAGTAGGCTTGGGTGCGTCAATATATTGTCTTTTTGTGATTTGAGATATGGGTCTGGCGATTCGTATAAAAAGTGTGGGTTTCAGCTAGTAGGAACTACCTTGGGGTGGAACTGGACCGATACCATATCCAAAAAACTGTATCGATGGCACTGTAAGGCGGGTGGTGGAAAAACTGAGAAGGAGAATGCTCAGGAGCGGGGGCTTTGGAAGATCTATGATGCTGGGCAGGCTAAGTTTGTTTTGATGGAGTAGCCACAAAAGCAAAAGGCCCGGAGGTTTCCCTCCGAGCCATTCACTTTAAATAATATAAACTATCAAGCTTTTCCGATGTTCTGGATGATACCAGATTTACGGGGAGCGAAGATAATTAAGGTGCCCGCGAGCCAAAGCAAAAATTCTTTGCTAGTGCTGACCTGCGCCAGATTGATCTTCATGAGAGGAGCCAATTGCTTCCACACCATGATCTCAGGACGCATGTCGAGCATGTATGCCGTTGCGCCGCCTTCAACCTTCTCACCGCGATCGGTGAAAACGGTCGAAGCGCCTGCAGCCTTGACGTAGCCGACAAACTTCTTGCCTGCGCCGTTCTTGTCAGAGCGGTACACAGCGTAGTGAGTCGGAGCAGCGCCGCCAGCCGGAGCGGAGATGGTGACCTTGATGTTCTTGCCATCAGCGTCAACCGTCACTTCGGAGGTAGCAGCGGTAGCAGCACACTCGCCCTGCTCATTAACAGCAGAGACAGAGTAGCTGTACTTTTCGCCAAGCTTCAGCTTGCTGTCGCCATCGGTGGCGAGAGCTGCTGCTGCAGCAGCCGGAGCCTGAGGAACGCTTGCGCGGTCGTTCTGGGACTTTGGAGCATCTTTTGGCTTCAAGAAGAGGTTCGGGCGGAGGGCGATCGAGCCTGCGGTCGTCACCATCTCACGAACAACATAACCAGCTTTTCCATCAGCAATACCGAGGACGTTCACACGCTCCTTCGGGAAGAATTGCTTAATGAAATCGCTCATCTGTTTCGGAGCGAGGTGGAGCTGGTCAGGGCGTCCGAAATTCTGCATCAAGACGTTTGCGAGGTCTTCGATGGTGCTTTCGGAGATGATATCACCTTCCATGTCCTTGATGATGGAGTCAGCGCCGCCGAAACCATCGAATGCACGGGCCTGAGCCGAGAAGTCACTGTCGCCGGAGCGCAGCTGAACTTCTAAACCACTCAGGTTGAGGTTCTGCATCTTGGAAGGAATTGCAGAGATTTCGCCGTCAAATTTCCCGTTGTTCGAGAAGTCAGCGTTACCTTTGTACAATTCGCGCTCAAGGCGCTCAAGCATCCACAGAGTTCCAGCTTGAGATTCACGGCTTTCAGCATCACCTGCGAAAGAGCGAACCAAGGTGGAGGCCAACGAGACACCACGGCGGGTGCTCAGGAAGACCACCTTCTGTGCATGACGATTGTACTCTGAATCGTTCATGGAAGGGCTCCCGGACTCGGGTACAAAGGCGCTGCCTCCGTCTCCGTAGGAGTTGGTCCTTACATATTGCTCAACCAAGCTGTAAGCGCGATCTTGAGGGATCGAAGGCCACATGATGAGGTTGGAAGCGTCGTAAGTGACAGATTTCAGGGTAGAATCGAGGGATTCGACCTGAAGAGCAGCACCGCCAACCAGAGAGGTCGGAGCGCCGAGATAACCATGACCTGCTTGAAGAGTTTTTGCCAGCTCTTCAGCCTGTCCCATATCGAGAGCCTGTGAATTTACAGCTCCCAATTGCGTGTTGAAATCAGAAAACATTGTTTGTTTCTCCTTTTATTTGTGGAATTTACCCAATTAAAGCCTTGATAGTAGCCATGTCCTGTTCGGTAGCACGGTTAGTTTCAAAGCGAGTAATCAGGGCAGTTTCCACTGGCTTCCCCGATTTTTTAAGATTCAAAAGCTTGTCAATCACTTCAGCCTTATTGAGCGACTGGCCTTCTTCCGACTTGCGGAGAGGGGTTAGGCCAGATACGCCCTTGCGGGGCATCGGTGCATTGGCAATCTTTTCGATTTTTTCGTTCAGTGCTGCAACGGTCTTAGAAAGGGATTCAATCGACTCACCGAAGGACTTCTTCAGAGCTTCCACTTCTTCGTTAGTCTTGATTTCTTCTTTCTTAACTTCTTGAGCCTGTTCAGACTTCAAGAGACCGCGACTTTCCATTTGAGACTTCAAGGCTTCAAATTCGGACTTCAGAGCGTCATCGCTCATTTCTTCCTCTTCTTCTTCCTTGTCGTCTTCCTTCTTATCCTTCTTTTCGTCTTCTTCTTCAGCAGCTTCTTCAGCAGCAGGCTCAGCAGCTTCATGAGCGGCTGGTTCTGCAGCTTCGTCTTCCTGAGCTTCTTCAGCTTCGGGAGATGCGGCCAAAGGACGAGAAGGATCTTCAGCGTACTGGAAGTCGTCCATCTTAGACAACTCTTCGTACTCTCTCAGAGCTTCATCCAGCACCTGTTCGATGCTCTTCAGAAGCTCTTCCTTGCTCTGTTTGGTTTCCTTAGCCATAGTCGATTTCTCCTAAACTATGGATTAGTTACCGACAGCGCCGAGGCGAGCGTCGTTAGGGATTTCGGTCGTATTTGCGTCGGTCATGTCAGCTTCAGCAGGTGCTGCGGAAGCGGCGACTTTGAGCGATGCGCAGCCAACGCCTGCGGCAGCTTTAGCAAGCTTTGCCATGCGGACGAGGGATTGATCGTCTTTCACGATCAAGAAAGCGTCGTGCTCAGGGAGGCCTTCACCTGCCGAGGACGAGATTTCTGCAACGATATTGAAGCCGTTGAACGACTTGCGTTTGATAGCAGCTAAAGCAACAACGGTAGCACCGTCCTTGATCTCAATCATGGGCTGTCCGTCAGCAGCAGCTTTGGCAGCACAAGTGAGTTCAGGGGCGAGCTTCTCGATGTCCTGCTTCAACCTTTTAGCGATTTGCTCTTTGGTATTAGATGCGAGAGCCATTAGTTCACTCCTTATTTATGCTGCCTTTATGGGCAGCGATTATTGATTTCAGTTGCTTCAAAAGCTGCGGACTCTTCAGAGTTACAACCTCTTGACTCTCCGACATCTCAGATGCTTTACGGAGCAGCTGGCGAGCAACAATCGCCAACTTCAAGACTTTCTCAAGCGGGCTCTCATCCGATACTTCAACGAAGTCGGGGACAAGGGCTGTTTCGCTTTTAATTAAATCATTTTCCGCGATGCCAAGAGACTTGGTGATCTGGGTCACTTCGGTCTTTGTTTCGCGATTGCAGGGGTGAACGGTGAGCGCAATGCCTTTGATTAAAGTGCGCTTCAAATGGCCATTTTCTCCACGCTCAAGGGTTTTGCCTTCGACAGACACCTTGATGGGAGCGGCTTCGTTCTTGGATTGATAGAATTTATAGATGGAGGCGATTGCGTCGGACTCTTTATGTCCGTGGCCATCCCACAGTTCGGCTTTGCACCAAAGGAATGGCTTCTTTTTTTCGCTCCAGAATTTGAGCTGGGATGGGGTGGTGCAGTCTTCTGCTTTATAGATCTTTTTAGCAGAAAGGACGCGACCAATGAGGTGAGCAAAATCATTGCGATGATCAGAATTGACATAACCCCTGTTCTCAAGGAGAGGGGAAATATCAGCGCCATCGAGGTCTAATGTCTCGTTGGTGACATCGCGATCTGGTGTAGACGCAATGCATTCGATGATTGTGCTTTTTCTTAAATGGCCCATTATTCATAATTAAACCATGAAAAAGCTAGATTGGATCGGATTGGGGTTTGATTTTGAGGGCTTAAGGCTGCTCTACGGGGTCGTCCTCTATGTTCTTGAGGATTTTTTTGAAGTTGTTGATGATACGCTTCACCTCTGCGTCGTCGATCATGAGTAGTCTGGCAATCCGGTGGGGCTGAACTGGCTTATTGCCATTGTCCGCTAAGTATTTAAAAACACAATAGTTAGACTCCCTGTCGGCCACAAAGTAGGGGCAGCCGCCCTGACACCCCTTCCTAGCCTCATCAATGGCCTTACGGCCCTCTTCGCAGGGGGTTGTGGGTAGGGAGCTTAGCTTTCTAGGGCATCGTGAATCCATGCCCTGTTATACCGTTTTAGCGAACCTTCTTGCGGTATTTGCAGGTGGGCCTATCAATACAGAAGTGGTACAGGAACGCTCCGAGGGTTACCTCTTCGGTTTTATTGCTGCATTGGGGGCATTTTCCCGCTATGGCATTGCCCTCTTTTTGAGTGTCTTTCTTCTTTGATTTCTTAGGCTTAACTTCTTCTTCTTCGTCTTCATCAAACAACTCGACTGGAACGCCGTTTTTATTCAGTTCCTTACGGAGCCGCTGATTTTCCCTCTTGAGCTTTTGAAGCTCTTTTTTCATGCGGTTCATATATTAATGGTAAGGGAAAATGGACAGGCGGGTCCTTTCCGCTCTAAAAAAACAACAGATCACCATAAGTGCTTGTAATAACATAGGTTTCCTGTTTCGGTATAACTAGGACAGGAGAAGGGTATGAACAGAATTGAACGTATTCAGATGATCTTAGAAAGCTTAGAAGAGATTGGCTCGTCTGGAGACCAAAACACCCAGACCCTTGAGTCTTACATCAACCTCACTATTTGCCTGATTGGGGAAGCCAAGGGCCTTGTTAAAGAAACCAGTGAGGAGAAGGCCGCTTAAGCCTTCTTAAGAGGCTCCTCAAACAGCTCCATCCATTGGCTTTCTTCTTGAGATTTCTTTTTCTTATCGCAAACGGGGCAATATTTGTCCCCGTCGTCAGTCACAACCATCTGAGTGTCGCAGATAGAGCAAAGCGTTTTTGTTAGGTTTTCCATCTTAGCCAACCTTCTTTTTCCATTGTCTAGCCATGCTTCTGGCGTCATTCGAGATCATCTTAACAAAAATGGTCACTATAAAATAGTCCCTAAGTGGGACATGAAAATAAGCATTCAAGGCCAATGCCAAACCTGCGTGCATGAGCACAATAAAAATCATGAAAATAGAATCGGTCATTTTACTCTCCACTTCCCACCAATCGAGTGAACCATTTGTCTAGCGCCATTCTTATAGATGAGGGTTGAGCTATGGAACCAGCTTGATGACCCCTGAGTATAGGGGAGTCTAAGGAAGCTGGACGTTCCGTTCTGCCAGAACCCGCGCAGTATCTTAGGAGAATGGCTATGGCCAACGACGCAATTGCCATACGCCTTTTCGAGTGTGGTTGCACTTCCTTTGGCACCGTTTGCCCCCTTATCACCGTGAGCACCCAGCTCGATTCCGGCAATTCTATATGATTCATCACGCTTCAGCCAGCGTACTTTTTTGGGACTTTTTAGCCCAACCAAAGTTTCAATCGCATACCTGAACGGGTCTTTTCCTTCGGCCATGGCTGAAACCAGCTTGTGTGCCAAGAAGAAATTCTGAGGGTCTCTGAGGTATTTGCCTTCCTGCAGGTAGCGGGTGATGAAATCGTGGTGATTGGAGTCCACAATCACAACCTCATCGTACTGGGAGGTTTCTTCATCGATAAACTTAGCGACCGACTTTAACTCCTCTTCCAAGGAAAGTCCGTTCTGCATGGCGAGCAGTGCCCTATTGATGTTTCTATTTTCTTCGTGATGATTGACCGACAGGCCTGAGAACAGGTCGTGGTGAACCACTCTACGGCATCCCGTTGCCTTGGATACTTCGCGCCAAGCCTTCATGGCGGTGGGGTCGGTCTCAAGAACGTGGGTATCGCCTAATGAGAAGGCTTCTGGGGCAAGAGTTCCTACTTGATCGCCCTGATAATAAACACCTAAATCGACAAAGCTTCCGCCCTTTTCACTTTGAATCTGTCTGAAATGAAAGATCTTATTGTCTTCAATCTCCACCACCACAGCACCCACCATATGGTCGTGCGCTGCAATGTAGTCCACGCGCTTGATTTCTCCCTTGCCGGAAGTGTAGGCGCTTTTGGTGAGGGCTCCGGTGGACATGACCACATGGGGCAATTTATTGTCTCCCGTTGGGACAAACTCCATGAATTGTTTGGGGGAAGCAACAATCACAGAGCCGTTTCTCTGGCCAATTCTGGAAAGACCCGTCAAAGGGTTGACGGACTTAGAGTTGACCTTAATAGAGGACAGATGGAGATTGCTATTGAGGTTGGTGTCCTCAAAGATGAAATGCTCACCCGAAAGAGCCGGGTCCATATCGGACACAGAGCCGTTGGCTGGCAGGAGGAGTAGGGCTGCTCGGTTCTTTTTACAGTAGGTCTTCAGGCTTTTTAAAAAGCCTTTATGAACAGGGCACCCCGAAACAACCGTTGTTACCACAAACCTCTTATAGTTCTTGAGGGTGGTTGCCAAAGACTTCTTTCTCTCCGGGGAATTGATAACATCTTCGATGATTCCCAAGAAGGCCCTTGGCTGCTCGCTCTTTGCAACCTTTTTCAGGTTCTGAAGCGAGGTGAAGGCAGCGCGGATAGAATCCCTGCTATAGCCGACCTGAAGCATATCTGATCGGGTGGGGTGTCTGCCTAGCTTCTGGGCAGCCGCAATATAGGCGCTCAGAAGCTTTGATTGTTTCGGGGTAAGTCCCTTTTTCATTAGCCGCTCACTTGTGCTTCGGGTTTCTTTCTCAGAGATAGAAGAGTGGCCTCAAGCTCAAGGGTTTCGCCGTTGATGCTGGCTGCAAAACGGCGAGTTTCGCCCTTTGTTGCTCCAATCATGGCCGTGTCCAGCTCGGGGTAAAGCTCATTTTTACCCAGCTCCACCTTGCTTCGGGGGATGTTGTTGCTGGTTTCTTGGCCATCCTTAAATATTTTGATGGAGGTGGTGATGATCATCCCGGTCTGGGCCTGCTCGCCATCGGCGTTCACAAGACCTCTGTCGGCATCGTCCTTCAAAGAGGCTTCGTCAAATTGCTTTACCTTAATGTCCCGAACCGTATTGACAACATCGTCTTCCTTAACGGTGCCAGCTTCATTCAAGAGCTTCAGCATAGCCACGGAGCGCCAATCGGCTGCATCTGCCTTCACTTCGGTCCTGTTGTGAGCATTGGCGAGGGCCTCGAAGGCTTTTTCGAGTACAAACATTCTTTTATAGGCTGCGATAATGGTTTTGCCCATCTCCTCTAATTTGGCATCTACACCAGCTGCTTGAACCTCAAAGTCCTTAACAGTGCTTTTTCCACGAAATCTTTCTTTCTTTTCCTTAGTTTTACTCATCTTTTCTTCCTTTCAGTCCTAAAAATTGGGCCCCATTGCATCCATCTCTTCAAGCTTCCTAAGAAGGGGGTCTGCTTCCTTTGCTGCCTTCGACTCTTTCAGAGGCTTTGCTCTAGCCATCATCTCCCGATCTTTGTCTGTTATACTGATTTGGTTTTTCTGAGTAGAAACGGGCAGTTCCTTAACTTGAGTTTGGGCCTGCTGTTGAGGCTCTGAGGGTTTGGCCATCAGCTTCTTGGTGAATGCCTTCAGGAAGGTTATTTCTTGCTCGGTGAGGTTTGTGGTGGATGGGGTTCCCATCAACTCAGCGAGCTGAGATTCCACCCAAGACGAAAACTCAACCTGAACCTCTTTTTGAACAGCCTCATCCTTGGTGACGTTCTTGAGGGTTAAGTCCAAAAGCCTTCTATAGGCGTTAATCTTTTCGATAACAAAATCTCTATCCATCTTCTTCTTCTCCTACAATCTTATCTACCAATCCCAGTTCTTTAGCGTGCTCTGCGGAAATGTAAGTGTCTAAGGCGCACTTCTTTTCCCAAAATTTGGTGTCCTTACCCGACCTCTCGGCGTAGATTTGGTACATCATTTTTCTAGTAATTTTAGATTGCTCAGCCTGCGACTCGAATGATTTGGGGGTTAGCGATGCTTCTTCGTGGCCATCGTGAATCATAATGAAGGCGTTGGGGTGGATAATTCTTTCATCTGCGGCTTGAAGAACAATAGAGCCCATGGAGAATGCCGACCCAACTACCTCTATTGTAACGTGACATGGGCAGGCCTTGATCGAGTCATAGATAGCCATGCCAGAATAAAAGCACCCGCCAAAGCTATTCAAGACAACATGAATGGGAGCCTCTGGGTTTTGCTTGCTGAGTAGATGGAGGGCTGTGATGAACCGTTCGGCACTCACATGATCAATCCCTCCCTCTAAAGAGTCCATCAAGAATATGGTTCTTGATTCCAGATGGATCTTATAATCAAAGGCCCGGTCAATGCTTTCTCGATTGAATCTCATTGATATTCAGCCTCTTCCCCATACTCCAGCTCGGAGAGCGCTTTTCTGTAGAGCCTGAGTTGGGATGATTCAATTACCTGATCACACTCTGGACAGTCATATCCATCGAGTCCAACCGGATTCTCAATAGGAACAACTACCTCATCGCATCGAGGGCATCTAATTCCAATCTGGCCATCACTGAGCTTGTAAACTTTTAGTTGTCTCATCTCCTATTCTTATACGGAACTTGAATCGGTATAACTGCATATGGGAATAGCCTACTTAATTAGTCTAATGTGTACCGACCCATATAGACCTGCCAACTATGTGGAGGCATGTAATTATGGGGCTAAAGCCTTTTTTGTGCAGTCTGGAATTGAACGCAATGTCAATAACTTAGAAAGCTTTCTTACCAAAGAGACTAGGAAAATGGTTATTGCCCAAACTGGCGAAAAGCCCCTCTACTTCGCACTAAGCGCACTAACCGTCGTAAGACAAAGAGGTTTTTCATTCAACTTAGGCCGAATAGATGTCCTTCGCTCTAATGCCAACATGTCTGTGGGCATGGACGGAGCCTCGCTTGGAATGAGTTGGGGGTTTTAATGATAAAAGAGTTTTCATCAATATTGGTTTTTATGGTTTTCCTTACCGCCTACAGCCACAAGGATACCGCCTCCTACACCTTAGATAAGGCAATCACTGAATATGAGGCTAACCTTATAAATAAGGGGATAGGTGTTCTTGAGGGTTATCAAGAAGGTGGGTTTATGCACTCCCAAAACCCGGATATCAGAATCACCCTAAAATTTGGGGAATTGGATGGCGACACCGTTGGTCTTGCTGAGGTGGGTGGTGATGAATGTAACATCACGATTGAGAACGAAATCAACCCATCTAATTACACACATTCGGACCCAAAGATTCGGCGTGAGGTGATGAAGCAGTTTAAGGTCACCCTTATTCATGAGATCGGGCACTGCTTTGGTCTTGAGCACGATGAGGGTCTCAATGAAATCATGTCTCCGTACTACAATAGTGAGGCCGCGACACAAGAGGCCTTTGATAGGTTTAATGAGGCCCTTCGCCGGGCAAGAAAGGGTTTATGATTACAATTCACGGAGTAACCTTATTTAGCGATGTGGATGAAACCCTGATTTTATTTGGAAAAGAAGATCATCCCGAGGCCATCGAGCTTGAAAACAACGGCTTTAAGATGAGGGTGGTTCCACACAAAAAGCACATCGACATGATTAAAAGGTGCAAGTTTAGGGGTCATCGGATTGTTGTGTGGAGTGCTGGCGGAAGTGAATGGGCTGAGCATGTGGTGAAAAGCCTTGGACTTGAAGACTATGTCGATTTGGTGATTTCAAAGCCTGACTTTTACATCGACGACCTGAAATCAGACAAGTTTATGCCGGAGTCCAACCGAGTCTATTTTAACGATTACGAAGACAAAGAATGATACTGTGTAAACGCTGCGGCAAAGAAATCAATGCAGACTGCCTCGACTGCATAGCGGAAGACATTAAGGCTGCTAAAGTAGCTACAGATTCTCAGCTAGAAGAAGCCAAGCAGCTCGCTCAAAAGATTCAAATTGATGCTATTGAGGCTATTATTGCCTACCTTCGGAATAGAGATGGAGATAGGGAGTAGGAATAAGGTCTCTGTAGACCTTGACAACCTTTTTTAGATTAAAGGTTCTGAGTGTTGGGTCTTTTCCAGTGAAGGCTTCATAAATCGTCATTGTTGTGACAACAACAATCAGGGCGCTCAAGATCTTATACATCACTCACCCTCCACAATAAGCTCAACTGGTTCTTCTTCCCCAATTTCACCATTGAAGAATCTGTCAAGCCACTTGGGGTCAATGGGTTTGTCAAATATCTTATAGTGTTCTTCACTCATACTCCCAGACTACAGCCTTGGAGCAAAAAAGTCAACTACAATTTATCTTTGTGAATGGATTCTTTCGAGTAGAGGCGCATTCCAATAGTGGGGTGGTAAGCCCATGTATAGACTACTCTATGGTCTTCTGGGACATGGACATCCTCTTCATTTCCATGTCTAATAGCCTTAAAGATCACATAGTCTTGGCCATTGTGGTTTTGAACCTTCATGTGGACCGTGTTTTTGTTCTGAAACAGGGCTGCCAAATGCCTTGCCCTCGGGAAGTGGGTCTTGCCCGTCTTCCCCTCTTTGGTGGGGATGAGGTGCTTGTTGGGGTGCTGCTCAATGGCATTAAAGAAGGAATTCACAAGCTGCTGGTGTTCTGGCTTCTGAATGCTGGTGAAGAACTCCTTGCCTTGGGCAATGGCTTTATCGTGTTCCTTGGATACCGCCTCATTGTTGCGCCATGCCAATTCTCCCAAATGCCTTGTGGCCACATAGTCGCCCAAGCTGTCTTTGATGTGGGTCGGGGGACGATTGGCCTTTACGAGCGGCTCAGGAAGCTCCAAAATGGCTTTTCTTAGGCCTGTCTGGTAATGGTATTCGGAGTGGTCCTTCCCTTTGTAGGTCAGGTTTGACCCATTGAAACCCCAGCCGGGGGTGATTTCATGGAGGATGTGGCGTTCGTTGGGATGTGTCGAATCGATCGTAGGGAGCCAGTCTTTGGCCTTGCGCCCGATGTTAGAGCCGTTATTCATGAGGTCTGACATCTTGTAAACTTTGGGTGTGATTCCATCGGCTAGAAACCAAAACTTTAAACAGTGCTTGCAGGTTGCTTCGTCCGATGGGCCTGATTTATAGACGTAGATTTCATCGGGCTGCCTATTGGGGTTAGCCGTAATGATGGCGTCCATCGAGCCCCAGTTGGAAGCGCGATTCAGCTCTGTGGTGACAATCGTGCGCCAACGATGCTCCCAGTTGTCCACCTTACCTCTGAGGGTAGCGGCTAAGTTCTTGGAATACTTGTTCTTGTCTTTGAGAACCTCGTAAATCTGCTGGCCTTCTCGTCTGTCAAAGATCGGCATGAGGTGGCTTTCGATCGTGGCCATCATGTCTGTTTTGAGGCTTTCGCCCGCTTTCTCAGAATAAGCCTGAAACATTCGCTCCAAAAACTTAATAGCACCATCACGGATAGCCTTGGGGGCAGGCCCCGCCGTGGTTCCCACCAATGCTTTGGCATGGGTTCTAATATAGGCCTCGCTCACCGCAGTCTTGGTGGGGCGTGAAATCATCCCGTTTCTAGCCAAGTCCTGAAGCTCTGCCCTAGAAAGGGCGTGTGGCCCGATCGACATATATCTCAGGTAGGCAATGAAGCGTTTGATGGCCGCCTCAATAGTATTTCGAGCTTTATTGGACAGTGCCATTACTCGTCCTTATTGTCTTTGTCTTCCATGTCATCTTTGATGGCTTGGAAAACGTCTTTCAGAAGGAATTTCGATGCCCTATCAAACTCTTTCATCAGATGATCGCGCATTTCCTCGACATGATCATCCTGAATGCGCCTCACTGAACCTTCGGCCTTCTGGAGGTCAAGGTTGTGCTGCATAGCTTTAAAGAGCTGTGGGTTCATGGCAATATACTGCTCGATAGCCTGAGCTTGAGCTTGAGCCTGCTGTTGCATCATCTCCTGCTGGGCTTGGGCATCTTGCTCAGACTGCTCGCCACCTTGCTGGTCTTGCTGCTGGTCCTCTTCCCCGCCTTCCTGAGGAGGAGCCTCTTCTTGGCCCTGCTGGGCCATAGCCTGCTGCTGCATCATCTGCATCTGAATCTGCTGCCACTGGAACCACAGCGGATCTGGGACATATTGGAGGTCTGGGCGTTCGCTTGCGCCTTGAATCCCCATAAATAGCTCCATAAACATCCCCTTAGGCATGTTTGTCTGGAGGGTCTGAAGGAGAAGTGGGTTCATGATAAGCTCGCCGCCCACTTCAATAGGCTTCTTATCTACTTGTTTTCTGGCCTCATTGATTGTGGTATGAAGATTGGTCTCGGCCTGAAGGCGTGCGATTTCTTCCTGCTCAGTCTCTGCGTCCATGCCCACAAACTGGAAGTGATACTTTTCAGCAATCTTGTGTCCAAAGGCATTGGGAAGAATGTCTTCGTTAAGGATAGACTCAATTCGGTTGAGGATGGGCCTTAAACCACGGTCGCGACTTGCGGTGATTTTCCAGCTATTGCTACTTTCGGAGAGAGCCCTCTGGCCGGGTTCCTTGGAGAGGTGGCCAAAGCCGATCTCTTCTGCGTCAATGCCGAAGGCTGCGCAAATGGTGAGCAGGATGTGCTGCTGATAGGCTGCAAACTCCATGTCGCGATTGGACATGGTGAGGGGCTGCCACTGGACGCCTTGAATGCCGGAAAGGACTGGGGTGCGCCATGCATTTTGCGGTCCAGTGGTTTGCTGGGTCCACTGAGCCTGAAGCGCTTTTAGAGTGTTCGGTGGAACATCTCCCTGAATCACCAACACCCCACGGCTGGCTACACCGTGCGTAAAGAACTGTTTCTGATGGTTTTCTATCTGAAGATGCGTCGTGATGGCCGAGATCGCTCGTTCAAGCGGTCCATAACAATACCCATTGAGATCAATGTCAGACTCAAGGTTGTAGCGGCCAAAGATAAGCTCATCGTGAGCGAAGCCTTCCACAACTTTCCCGCCAATGACTTGGACATACTCGTATTCTCCGTCTTGAATGGATTTAGCAGAAACTTTCTTTTCATCAATCGCATTGCGCCAAATGTCACGGTAATCTTGAATCATTTTGGCATCGACTTTCTTGTTGGCGTAATAAATGGTCTCAGCTGCCAAGGGAAGAAATGCGTAGAGGTCCTGCCCGACGCTTCTTACCTTTTCAATGGCACAATGACCATACACCAGCATATCGCGAGTGACGACGTAGCAGAACTGGTCAAACGCCATCTTGTCGTCGTGGGTGCGATTTCCAGTCTTGCCACAATTGAGGATGTACTCCTCGATCTTTCTCACCTCATCGGCATCGGCTTCGGTCTCATTGTTCTTTGGAGCAATTTTAAAGCCTAGATCAAAACGATTGACAGGCTTCTTGGCGCAGGATGCCACTTGATTAGCCCTAACGTCGATGATGGCAGCAACAAAGGGGTCGCGGCGGGAGACTTGCTTGAGAATGGTGGGTGAAAGGTAGGTGCTCTTGGGCTTAAAGAGGCCACCACCAGCAAAGACCTGTTCGCTAAAGGGGTCAAACAGGAGGCCTTTTCTCGTGATAGAGCCATCTTCTTTGACAGCTTTAGAGAGGTCTTCTTCGGACTTGCTTAAGTCCTCAATTCTCTTGTCGAGGGAAGCATTAATGTAGTCATAAAACTTGGTAAAGATATTGTCAGCCATTTTTCTTTGCCTTCTTATATTGAGCCCTTAGCTCTAAAACCTTTTCCACAATCTCCTGTGGGTAAACTTGAAGCTTCTTCTTGGTGAACTTCTTAAGACCTTCTCGGATGAAGTTTTCGTCATCACTGTTTTGAATCTGCTCCAAAAGCTCGCTATCTTTAATGAGCTGCCTAGCTTGGCGCTCAGAATTAGTCTTGGCCTGATGACAATGCTGGCAGATAGGTTGTAAGTTGCTTGCGTCACAAAACAGTCTGTCCACAAATTGATTCCAGTCCTTGAATCCGTGAACTGGGTGAATCACGGGTTCAATGTGGTCAACTGCTATTTTGGTGGAGCCAACGTATTCTTTACACATATTGCACTGATACTGGACACTATCCTTTTTAGCCCGGCTCCCATCTTTATTGTATTTGGGAACCTCTCTTCTGACCTTTTGAAGAACCTCTCTCACAACCGGGCTCCTAGAAAAGGTCCTTCTAATTGCCCCCCTAATTGCGGCATTCTGGTTGAATGGGGGCCTCTTTTTCACACAATCACTCCGAAAGAATCAGCATACCGTTAACGGGCTGAATGCCCGGATTACTCACCTTCACCTCAAAAACCTTGCCCCGCTTCAGAAGAAGGCCGGGGTTTCTTGCCAAGTCACCTTCAACATGGGGCTCAACCTCAATTGAGGTGGTGCTCTCTCCATTGAGAGAAACCAGAACCTTGCGGTCAGTGGCCATCATCAGCCACTTGTAAGCGTAGGGATAAACAGAGATACCGGACGACGCTCCGGTGACCGATTCTGCAATCACATTAGGGTTCAACACTTCGATGAAGTCTGCAGTGACACGGCTAATGACGAATGTTCCGCGATTGGAGAATGCGAATTCGGAGGCTGTGATATCAATCACATCGCCCTTTTGAACGGGGCCAGCAGAAGAAATCAGAACCTCTCCAGTGACAACCTCAGGGGCACCGAGCGGATTGATGAATTCCACATAACTTGCTCCACGGTTCAGAACAGTGAAGTCGCCTTGGTTGTAAATGTTAAATGCACCGCTCATGGTGACAATGTCGCCAGCCACAGTGGTGGAAAGGGTTGGGATAGCTCCGCCTGTTGCAGTGAGCTTCATGATGTCGCCAGTGCGTGTGAGGGTCCATTCCGTTGTGTTATCTCCTGCATCGCGCTTGGTGGCTTGACCAAAAGACCCCTCGATCTTCATCTTTCCGCTACTGGCTGAGATAGCAAACACAGTGAATGGGGTGTAAGAGATGGTTCTTGCTGTGCTTGCCACCACCATGCTTTCGCCGGGGCCGAGGTTAATCGGCATGTTTCGGAAGTTGTCGGTGGGCAGACCCAGCATTGAATATTTGATATCAGCAAGGCGGACCTGAGGCTGGTTAGAGGCCGGGCCATCGACATAAGAGAGGAGGTTTAGGGATAGGTTTAATAGTGACATAGGATTCCTTTGGCTATCACTATTATACCGCTTTAGGTTTAGATTTTAGGGGCTTATGTGTATGTGGCTGTTTTAAAAAGGTTTTTCTAAAACAACAATGAAAACAGAAACTTAAGTCCAGTAAAAGGTAGGGCCTGAACCACCGCCACCATTGCCGTCATCATCGTCATTGCTATCGCGATTATCGTTAAAATAGACACCTTGAGCGCGGGCAATTTCGGTCATAGCTGGGTTGGCGGAGTTGAGGGCTCCTTCTTGGGCGTTCTGCCAGAACACTTTGGCATTGGCGCGGTGGAAATACCAGTACATAGCATAGCGAAGGGCGTCCATATAGTGGTCGGCTTCCTTCTTGACCTTATCATCAAGGACGTTGCCAGCGGCATCAATCTCTTTGGAGTAGATGGAAAACTCTTCGATTAGACCGGGGATGTCGGAATTGGAGGAGCGGATATCTGGGCAGATGAACAGGCGGGAGCGATTGTTGGTGCCCGGCACCTTGAGGAGGCCCTTAACTACGTTGATGCCAGCCTTCACGCTTCCCTTACCCTTGTCAATCTCAGCAACAGGGAGGTCTGCCTTTCTCAACAAGGATATGCCTGATGGGTTTTCCGAGTCGGGAAGATACATCTGGATATCGTATTTGGTCTGAATCATATCTTTGATGATCTCGACCCACTCTGGGTCATCTTTTCTCACCATACCCAAAGCTTCGATAACATAAACATTTTCTTGATCGTCAATGGCGCAAACAACACATGTGGCTGGATGGGTGTATCCCCAGTCAACGCCTGCGATGATGGTAGTTCCGCGCTTTTTAAGTTCCTTTATGAAGGCGGTCCTATCTACCTCAAACCGTGGCTCTTCCTTGGTGAGGGTTTCCCAGAGCCTATTCCATGAGGGGATGTGAATAGAGTGGTTGAATTCTGGATACACCAAGCCCTCACTTGATGGCTGCAGGCTCAGGAGCTGCGACAATACCCACTCATGTGAGTTTGACGCATTCACTTTGGAGATAACGTCATCAATTTCTCTTAAGATGGGTGACTCTGAGGTCTGATGGCGAGCCCTGCCTTGGCAGTATTGTAAAAGCGGGCATTTTAGGCAGCCGCTCATCGTTTCTGTGGTGCGCTCAAATCCGTCCTGTTCAGAGGGCTTGAGTTGAGAAAACTGCTCATCTGTGTAGGCCAGACCCTTGATGATATTGATGTTCATTGGGGCTGGGGTGGTGCCAGATCTTTCTGGTGGGCACTTTTTCATACAGTCAATCGTGGTCCAATTGACGATTTGAATCCCAGACTTGTGGGCGTTTTTGATCTCTTGCTCAGCCAAGGACGAGCCATTCTGGCGGGAGGTGATTTTAACAATCACCGCAGGCTTGCCGTTCAGCTTATGTGTTCCCGGCACCCCTGACAAGTCGCGATAGGCTTTGATCTGCTGAGGGTCCATCGAAGATGTCAGCTCGTCCACAGAGACAAGGGGGTAGTGGGCTCCTTGCACAGCTTTAGGGGTCAGGGAGATAATTTCAAGTCCCACGTTCTCGTTTGAGACATTGAGCTGAATCACACTTTGGTTTTCCTTGGTGAGGGCTGATCTTAAGATGGGGTGCTTCAGTATGAAGGCTTGTAAATACTCTCGGGCGCGGAGGGCCTGAGGCTTGGTCATCGCGCTATGGAGAGCCGATCTTTGGTCATGGAGCATGGCCAATAAATCTATGACGCTAAGGGAGAGGGTATTGTGGCTGATAAAGCCGTTTGACCAGTAAGCATGGCTGTCGGTTACTTCTAAGTCGTAGAAGTAGGCCCTTTCATAGGTGATCGAAACAACCCTATCTACAGCATATCTTTCAAGGTTTTCAATCCAATCTGGGGTTTTTATTGAGAGCGCCTTTTTTACCCAATCAGGCTTATGGCAATTAGGGCCCTTCCAAGAAGTAGCTGAATATTTAAGGCCATTAATCGCGTTTCTTTGGTTGATTATCTTTTCTCTTGAAATAGACTCATATTTATTAACATGAGACATTTTTACATAGGAAAGCCTGACGCCCTCTGATGGGCCAGCTTTTGGCGATCTAAGCCCACTAATTTGATCAATCCATGGCTTTAGGTCTTTTGATGGAATTGGATGAGCCTGAGTTGGCTTTTCTCTTACAATGTTCCTGATTTTAGTTCTTGGACCTACACTGACAAAAGTTTCAAGCCCAATATCCAAAAGCCTTTGCATTCCCAGACCATTGACTATTAAACTATATGGTTGCTGGTATTTTTCTAAAAACTCTTTGGTTACGGTTGTTTTTCTTATGTATGAATACACTCCAAGGGAGGCCAAAATGGACTGACAATCCTGTAAGAGCTTGGGATTGCTTTGATAAAAGAGCATGTGGCCATTTTGAAAACCACCATCAGTATCATAGAAACCAGCAATAAAACCGAGCATTCTTGACGGGTTCTCATATATAGCTTCTGGCGCACGCTTTTCTGTGGACTTACAACTTTTAAATCCCAACTTTCTTATTGCATCACATGCTTTTTTGTTGGTTATTCTGTAAGTACATTTTTTGTCAAAGCCTATTTTTGTGTCTACCGGCAGATATCTACAAGCCAAAAGTTCCCATCTTTTCAGAACTTCTGGGTCTATATTAGAAAACATTATTGTATTATGGTTATCCATCAAGGAGAGGCCGCCATCTCCGGTCATAAGGCCGCAAAAATAACCCAAATCGTAATCGTATTTATTTATCTCCAATTCACCTTGCGGTAGTGAAACAATGACGTTATCACCATCAGATAGGTCTTTAATGTGTTTCCAGATGACCTCGCCGCCCTCTAATACCTGAACCCTGTGTTTTAGGCTTCCTGTTAGGCTTCTGCCAGAAGCAGTTTTGACGGTCACACCATCCAAATACCCCTCGTCAAACGTATTTATGACGGTTTGGTATTTATTTCCATCCCAGACCCTGTCTCCAACCTTGATGTCCTCAATTTTAGCTAACCCCCTATCAGTCATGATGAGAGTTCCTTTACGGCAGCATTTCCCGGAATCTCTACCACTGAGACTCATAACATGAAATGGTTTCCCATCCATGATAGCTCGATACACCTGCCAGACGAAATCCAGGGGGTTGGAGTTGGCCCACTGAGTAACTGTGCAATCAGGTAGGGTGAATCCTAAGAAATGCTGAATCCACGCCTGCAAATGCTCCTTATCTGCGATAGGAGTCATCAAGAGCGTAGCTTCGTTGAGTTGCACTTCGGGCTTTTTACTCAAGTAGCCTCACCCCTCATCTTTCTTAAGAGAGCCTCTTTTACATCCTGCTGGTTCACTTCAATAATCTCGGGCTGTTCAACTACAACGGTTTTAAGCGGGGTTGCAGCCACTTCGTCTCCACCCTTTTGTGTCTTGGGTGTGGTGAGTTCGGTGAGAAGCTGGATGAGCGATGAATACTGGTGTAGGCTTGCTGGCAGGCACTTGGGTCTTTCTTCTCGATCTGGGGCTGCCAAAAACCTCATGATCTCTTGCTTCCATGCTACATGGGTGGCTGTCAAAAGATCAGACAGAAATCGAATGCTCTCGGCCTTCACTGCCATAGCAGACTGCAACACTTGATCGGTGACACCCCTTCTGTATTTTTCACGCAGAAGGTCCCAATCATACTTCATCTTGGCCCAAAGAAGCAGCGGAAGCTCATATTCAGGGAAGAAGCGATTGATGTCTTCGCAACTATAGCCCTGCATATAAAGAACCGACAGATGCTCTGCCTTGACCTTGTGCAGACCGGGCTTACCTCTGTCCATCCAGTTCTGGATGAGTTTGGCCTCGTCTTCGGACAGGCCTTTTTCTTTCATAATTTCTAGTTCAGTTGACATAAACATGCACCTGATACGATGGGGGCAGATATTGCTTTGACAATGCCTCTATGTTTTTCTCAATCATTCCGGGGATTGGGGCACCAAGCTTCACCAGCGCCAAGATCTTCAGCTTATTGAAGATGCCTCCACTGGATTGCGCCCTGAGGATGGAGGAGTGGCGGTTTGCTGCCTTGGTCTCCAGCTCCACCTTGAAAGTAACGGACGGCCTTACCTGGGAGTCTTCTGAGCCGGGGAAGAATTCGATGGTAGCTCCCTTGACATGGGGCTGCATGTAGGCGTACCCCAAAAGAGTTTGAATGGTGGTTTCGCTTGGAATCCCCATCGTCAGAAGCCACTGATCTGCTAAAAAGAGTTCATTCAGCGAGGAGTTGTTCGATTGCGGAGACAAGCCGCTTAGGCTCAGTTCTCCACTTCCTTGAATGTACGAATTCATGCACCTTCTCCTTCTGGGTCTTGGCACTGGCTCCGGCAAGCACCTTATCTGGTTTTACCGTTGTCAGTGCGTCCACCACACGCTTTGCGCTCTTCTTGAGACTCATAACGCTTGAATTCTTCCAGAAATCAGCTATCTCTGCTGGTGTTGCCGTCGCAATAAACTTAATGTTCACACTGCTCAAGTCGTTCTCAGTGGCGTTTTCAGCAAATGAGATGAGGCTTTCGATCGACCCCTCAACATTGACGAATATGGGCATTTTAAACTTATGCTTCTTCATTACAGTATAGCCGTCTGTTGCTAGATCGATGGCATAAACCCCTTTATCTTCGCCAGCATCAGCAAAGGTGTGTTGGTATGGGGTGCCCGGATACCAGATTTTGTCTATCTTTTGTTCAGTGTGGATGTGACCTGAGATGACAGCCGACAGATGCTGGATAGACTCGGTGGGGACACCGTGGGGGTCAAAGAAGCCGTTGACGAATTGAACGCCATTAAAGGACTGGTGACAGAATAGGACAGAGCCTTCTGGCACGGCTTTGGCGATGGCCGAAAACTCATCCACACTTCTGACAAATGACATATAGTAGATACCATTGATTTCGGTGAGGTTGTCCACCACGGTGACATTGGGGTAGGACTTGAAAGCCTCCATGGCATGGGTTCCGCCTGTTTCCCCTGCCATATCGTGGTTGCCTACTAGGAGGACAACCTTGGTGTAGTGCCCTGCGTTAAGGAGAAAGTCGCTCCAAAGGGCCAGCACTTCGGAACGAATGACGGCAAAAGAATCAAACTGGTCACCGAGAAGAATGACCTGCTTGGGCTCTTCTTCCCTGATAAGCCCAAGCAGTTGAAGCAGAAACAACTCTCCCTCTTGGAGAGAGTTGATCTTAATATGCGGATCTCCTACTAGCAAGGTTTTATTCACGATTTTTTATCCAAATCGTAGATAGCGGACACGAGCTTGCGCTGCAGTTCGGGCGAAGACTCGATTTCCGCGACAGCATTGGCAAATCCCACCCACTTCTTGTCACCGAAGACCCATTGTGCTGCAATCGGGGCACCCTTGTCGTTCAGTGGGTGGTAGATGACACCCAGATTGGCGGCGAGCTTGGCCACTTCCATGCCCGTATTGACGACACCCTTTTGGTAGTCGATCTGAAATTCGGCTTCACGGAATGGATTGTCCAGATTCGCCTTATCGACGCGAACGCGCACAGTGTGGCCGCGCTGAACAGGTAGTTCACGGATGGAACTCATGGTTTCATCAAAGATTTTCGAGTCCTTAGACTCCACTCGCTCCACCAAAGCCATGCATTCTGCAAAGTGCTTTAGGGCCTGCCCTGAGGGCACAATCCACTTTTTGTTCTGGTACTTCACCTCATCTGGGTTCATGTTCATATTGACCTGCTGAACCAAGAGGGTAAGGATGTCGTATTTACGAATAATAGGCAAAAGAGAGCGGAGGGATGGGTTCAGGTACTTGGAAATGTCTCCCATGAAGTCCTTCTCAACAGACTCTGCCGCCTGCTCTTTAGGGCCCTGAATTCCCTTAATGGAGTCAATGACCAAACCCTTAAATGGAGCACCCTGCTCTAACATGAATCTCAAGCCCGGAGAGCCCTTGGAGCCATCTGAGTTGGTAAACTTCTCATCTGGGGAAGCAATCCAGTCAAACACATCATGTAGGGTGTTCACTTCGCGAATAACAAGGCGGTCTGGGTCCACCCCCAGTGCCTTCAGGCGATCTGGGTTGGGGGCACGCATCTCTGTAGAGATTAGCACCGCCAAAGCCTCCGGGTCTCTCTGATGAAGAGAGCCGATTGCCATCATGGAAATCAACGACTTACCTGACCCTTCTGGTCCATAAAGGACTGTGGAGTAGCCGGTGGTTAAGCCGCCTGAAAACGCCCAGTTAAGGCTTGGGGAAGAAAACTGCACCCGTGGCTTAACAACCACCTCTGATGCTTTGACATTCTTTTCGTCTTTGAGCATCATGCTCATCCATTTATTAGTTTCTGCCATATAATCTCCTCAGTCTATTGTACCGATTGAAAAATGTTCCACGGGGAACATTTAGGTTTCTTTGTATTTCTTAACTGTTTCAATCACTTCTACGGTGTAATCTTCATCGGGCACAGGTTCAATGGCATAAATGCCGTATGGGCCCATGATCTGCAAACGGACGCCCACAGCATCGTCATATTGACGAATACGATACTGAAGATCGTCTTTAATATGATCAAACAACGATTTAGGCACTTTGACTGTCATCATTGCGAATCCCTCCCGCTTGGAAGTGCCACGGTAGAGCCTCTTGGATCTCTCATGGAATCAAAGATCTTTTTGGCGTCATCGTGGGCAGCTTGGAACTTATCCACCTTATTTCCCATGAGGGTCACCAGTGCCCTGTAACAATCCTCTTTAGCCTTAGACTCTTTGTAGGAGTGGTCGGTTTGGGCGAATTGTTTGCGGATTTCATCAGTCAGCTTTAAGCCCCTAGCCTTGGCGTAGTCTTCGGCCTTTTCTAAGTAGGCAATGGCATACTTTTCTTTGGCCTCATTCTTAGCTTGTTCAAAATCAAAGAGCACTTTGGCATAAAAGCCTGATGCTAGTTCCTTGGCCTTGAGGAATTCCCGCATATAGAAAGCGCCATTAATCTGGTTGATGTTGGTGATTTCTTCAACCAGCTTTTCATATTGATAGATGTCCGTCATATCCATGGGGACTGGGAATGCGGACTCGTGCCTATAAACAGGGGCCAACTCTTGGTTGGCCCCGTAATTGTTATTGTCCATTTCTTCTAATCTCTAGGGGGGATTAGCTTTTGTTGCCGCCCATGAGGGCGCGAAGGCGGTCCAGCTCAGCCTTGCGCACCGTTCCACCCTCAGCCGACTGGGCCTTAGGGGCTGCGGCTGCGGGGGCTTGCGTTTCGGTCGCCGTGGCGACCGATTGCGGGGTAGATGGAGCTTCGCTGGTATCGTCTGAATCGTCTGAGGATTCAGTGGTGGAAGAGGCTGCGTTCTCCATTGGCAGAGGGATTCCACGCAGGTAGTCAGACAATTGTTTGGCGGTGAACTGCTTGATATTCAAGCCTTCTGCCGTATAGATGTTGGTGGCCGAAGACTTGTAGAGGTTCATGGTCTCGTCTGCAACTGGGGTATGGTCGCGTTGGTCGGTCTTAGGGTCACGGCGGTAGTCTACGCGCACCGAGTCACGGCCAAAGCCCTGTTTGGTAAACTCAAACCAGACGCCAGTCGTTGGACTGATCGGGTCAAAGCCCTTTTTGGTGACAGAGTCTTGAAGGAGGGTTTCGACCTGCTTAGACACTGTAGAGGAGAGCTTCAGGATAACGATTTCATTTGAGGCGTTCAGAGCGTTGTAGTAGACATGACGAGCGGCTCTCAGGGCTTCTTCGGACTCTTTTAGGCGATCTTGAAGAGCTTTGTCCCCAGTCTCTTTGGCGCGTTTTTGCTCTTCTTCCACCTCTTTGTGGGCGTTACAGACTGGGCAAAACTTCTCTTTATACTGAGTACATTCGGTCTGAAGCTTCTTTCCATTGGGGCCCAAGAGCCAGTGAACAGCCCAGAACTTGGAGATTTGGCGGGTGCTTGCAACAGCAGAGGGCAGGATGCGGTAGGAGGACACTCCCGGCTTGATAGTTTCTGACTTGGCGTAGGTCTTTTTGTTACCGCGATTGACGATGGCATTAAGGTCGAATGACAGATTTTCTACAGACATTTTATTTCTCTCTTTCTCTTTTCTTTATACGGATTCAGATTCGGTTTGTTTTTCTTCTTTAGTTTCTTTGGTTTTCTTCTTTTTGGTCTCATTAACAGCTTCAATAGTGACCTGTGCAACTCCATCCAGCTCATCAATCAGTGATTTTGTCAGTTCTTCATTTGCAACGTAAATCCCAAAATTCTCATCTTTAGAGCTTTGAATCTCCTGCGAGATGAGCTTTGAAATCCACTGTCCGCCATAGACTGCTTTGCCGATGGCATCAAATGCCTCAGCAGCTTGGTCTAAAGATGACACTTCTTTGCCGCTGTGCTTGGTGACGGCAACGGCCTTAAACTCGACTCGTTGAATAAAACGACGGACATGCTCGTCGGTGATACGCATGGTATCAAACTCTTCGTCAGTCTTTCTCAAGATGGCCTTGGAAAGGTCTCTTAAGATCTCATAATCAAGCATTTTCAGGCTTTTGGTTTGGGCTTTATTTGGATTAATCGTTAGTTTTTTCATAAATTCCTCCCTTAAAAAGGGACAGGTGGAAGGCCCGGTTGGGGGAGGGTAGGAATGAGGTCCGTTGCCGCCCACCTGTCATGTAGGGTTATACCGATTCAGGTATCCCCACGAAATTAGAGATGTTCTAGATTTTGGACAAAGATAGACCATTTGCCGGGTTCCCGGCTGGGCTTCAGCTGTCCTGTCACCAGAATGATGCGATTTGCTTTGGGTTTCCCCAAGATCTCATATGTGTCTGGCCACATGACACACTCGATAGAATCGCCATCGTTGGCGAGGTTCACTTTCAAAGCCGTCACCTGTTTTCCGCTCTTTCGGTCATTGTAGCGGAATTCGTCCATATCATTAATGAGTCCTACATACGCAACGGTGGCCTTGGGGCTATGAGCGTAAGACGCTTTAATGTCGGCTGCATTCTTTAAGACGTTGGTGGTTCCGCCCGCGACCCGCATAGTGGTGAGGCCATCTGAACCGTAAAGGAACCGGGTGGAAAGAAATCTCCTGAAGTTATCATGCACATCCATGCGGTAGATGGGGAGGCTCTTGACTCTTTCAATCTCGATTTCCACTTCATCCCAGTGAAGCTCTGGGACATCCACCTTTTCATCGGGGTGCTTTGTCTTATGCTCAACAACGGCCTGCTTTAGAGCCTCGCCCAACTTGTCTCGGCCAACCTTGAGGGAGGTCACTCTTTTCAGAGTGTGGTACTCCTCAATCAGCTCCTTGAAAGTCTTATTGGGCTCAATCTCATCAAAAGCACCTGCTAGAATGAGTTGGTGAAAGATGCCCTGATTGATGGTTTTCTTGTCTACCCTTTCAAAGAAGTCTTGGAAGGACGTGTATGGGCCAGCCTCTCTTGCTCTTTGGATGGCAAGGCAAGCTGAGTCTCCAATTTTGTCGATCAAGTAAAGTGGACTACGCACCACTTCACTATCGAGTTCAAAAGTGGCTGTCGGACCATTGACGCTAGGCGGAATGAGGATTTCTTTGACGGCTTTGGCAAACCCTTTTTCCTTAATGTCCTCCACTTTGGCGTTGTTCAAAACGCTCGTCCACCACTCGGTGGGGAAGTAGTGCTTCAGGAAGGCGCACTGATAAGCCACCAGAGCGTAGCTGGCGGAATGGGAAAGGTTGAAGGAGTAGGCCGAGGAGGCCACGCACAGGGACACGAATGAGTCAGATTGCGCCGAGGTCCAACCCTTCGCCTCAAGCCTTTTTCTCAGATCTGGGATGCGCTTTTCAAGCTCTTGTTTCTTCTTTTTGGCCAAGATCTCACGCAGTTCATCTGCCTCTTCTTGGCTGTATCCTGCCAGCTCAACGAAGGCGCGAGACAATTGCTCCTGATAGACAAACACCCCATAGGTGTTTTTGACGATGGGCTCCATGTCCGGGTGGACATAAGACACCTTCATCTTGCCGTTTTTACGAGCAATGTAGCCCTCGGTCATGGTGGTTTTGCCGTCTTCCAAAAGGGCTTCCAGTGGGCCGGGGCGAACTAAGGCCACAATGTCAGACAGTTCTTGGACGGACCTTGGGCGAATGCGTTTGGCAAAGCCTGTCATCAGGGCTGAGGACACTTGAAAGATCGACTCGGTCTTCCCGTCGTCAAAGTCTTTAAAGACCTCCTCGGTCTCCGGCAACTCGTAAATATCCACAATCATCTGTCCGTCATTTTTATGACAGAGGGGGATCTTCGTGATGGGAAGCTCTCCCTGAACGAGCTTAAACTCTTCCCCATTGATGATCTGCTTTTCGGCACGGACTTCATAGCCCATCTTTTTCTGGATGAGGCGGACGCAGCCGCTGATATCCGAAAGAGTGTTCACCCGCAGGAAGTCAAATTTAATGAGGCCCGCCTTTTCCACCATGTTATTGTTTGCAGTGGCAGTGTACTGAGTGCAGAGATGTCCTCCGATGTCGCAGGTGGGGACCGACTCATAGATAGGGCGGTCTGAGATGAGGTAGGCCGAGGCGTGGCGGGACACGGCTCTGGGGATACCCAAAAGTTGAAGCACCATCTCGTAAACAGACTTATTCTGCAAAAAGAAGTCAGCAAGCACCTGATTTTGCATCAGATGCCCGTCATGGAGATTGCCTTCGGCGTCCTTGTAGCCTAGCAGGAAGTCCTTGTCATTGACACCTTGTGGGGTGTTGGGGATGGTTTTACAGATGCCATCCACCCTTTTGTCTTGACTATTCCAGCCTAAAATGACTCGGCAGGCGTCTTTAATGGCGTTTTTGACCTTAAGGGTGTGGTGGGTGGAGCACTGGGCGAATTTGTCACCATAGGACTCTTCGAGCTTGGCAAGAAGGGGATCTCTATCTGATAAGTCCCAATCGATATCTGGGTATTTCAGTCGGTTAATGCGGGCCTGAGACAAGAACCGCTCAAACGGCAGGTTATGCTTGATCGGATCAAGGTGGGTGATGCCTAAGAGATAGCAGAGAAGAGAACCTGCGCCAGAACCACGGCCCGGAGCCGATAGAACGGAGTGTTCTCGGGTCCATGTGTTCCACTGCTCCAAGAACAGAAAATAGGGGGAGAAGTCGATGCTACCATTGTCGCAGATTACACTTAATTCCCTCTCTAAACGCTCTTCCCAGACTGGGTCTCCCCACTTCATTCGTCCGTGCTGATTGACAGCCCTCAGGATAGTAGCTTTTCTCTGATCGGACTCGGAAAGATTCAGCTCTAAAACCTCTTTTGGGATAGTTGGGGTAGGCAGGTGATAAGAGTCTTGAATAGATAGGTCTTTAGCAAGCTCCGTGAGGAGGGTGTTGTTCTCCACTGCTTCTGTGAAGATCTTTTGCTGCTCGATATCTCCACCGTAAGCCTTTTCCCAGTGAGACCACGCCTCTTCTGTGGTCATCATGTGATAGGAATTTTTGAAGTGCCAGCCCGATGGGTCTCCATTCTGGAGTAGAACGTCCTGAAGCTTCTTCTGGCTTGGCTTCACAAAATGTGAGTCAATGGTCATGAGAAGCGGCAAGTTGTGTTTTTTGGCTACCTCAATCATCTTGATGTTGCAAGATTTCTGGAGATCTCCGTCCGGGGAGAAGTCGGAACACTCGTTATGCTGAAACTGCTTAGTGTCGCGATTGTAGTCATGGGTGCAGTTATGAACAAGAAGATCGTCTTGGCCAACAAAAAAACAATGAGTATTTTCTACTTCAATGTCATATTTGAATGAGTAATCAATAATCGGGTCCTTTTTAATCCTATATGGATTTGGAACCCTAAGAAGGGATACTGTTGGGTAAACAGTCATTTCTTTAGAAATCTGCGCTGGAACATACTTTATTGACCTAAACTCTTCTTTTATCTTATACTTACATTCTGGATGAGTATATTTGGAGACCATCTCACACAGCTTGTGATGATCATCTTTGTTCAATCTAATAAAAAAGGTGGATTTTCCAAATGTTCGACTTTTTACTGGACTAAATCCAATCTCCATCATTTTTTTAACAATAAAATCAATATCTTCTTCTATAAATCCCTGCGTACAAAAAATTGCCTGCCTATTTGTTGCTGTTCCGTCGTCCATAAACCAAGAAGCAAGTGTTCTTGGTGTTATTTCCAAATCTCTGGGGACTCTCTTTTTCCCATCTGGATACCACTTATCCCTAATGCTCATGAAATACGAATCTGAAACAAAAAACCTATGAGTTACACCTTTGCCCTTTCGTTCTTTTATTTCAATATTGCCCCATGTTATCCATGACAATAATTGCTCTACCCTGCCTTTTCTTCTTGTTTCCTGTGAGTATGAAAATTTACCATTTCTATCTATTGATGCATCACCAAGCATCATACCCACAATTTCTTCTTCCTGTTCTTTTGATGGTTTCCAACCCGGACGACATGCTATCTTAGAATTATCAACCTTTACCCAACCATTTCCATCAAAAAATAAATGATCCTTAGTTGAAATAACTGGAGTTTTCTGTGGCTGAGTTCCGGTTCCATATGAATAATGGGAGCAAAAATCGGATTCTTTTGATGGTGTTTTATATGTTCTTGTTACTATTGAAGTTACAATATTTCCCGTTTTTTCATTGTATGACATAACAGTATCGCCAACACAAATATCTTCTATTGGCTTAAGTGTTGCGTCTGCCATTCTTACTTTTGTTCCAGCAACAAAACAATTATGCGGCAAAATCTCTGCAAACAGCCGTCCCTTGTAAACCTCCAAAAGCTTCATGAGGTTTTTCTCTGCCTGCGTAAACTCCCCATTTAAAAAAGCCTTGTTGAGGGAACCGATCAAGCAGCCTGAGCCCAGAATCAGACCTTCATGGTTGTCCAATAGCTCTTGGAAGGTGATTCGGGGCTTACTCTCACCCCACTTAGTGACAACCCTGTTGACCTCTCCAAACTCGTGCTTTTTGTCCTTGCGGCTATAGCTCCATCCGGCCAGCTTATCCTGTGCCCAAGAAAGAGAGCCTAGTTTCAAAAGATTACGGTAACCCTTTTCATTCACTGCCCATGCGGTGACATGAAAGTAATCAAAAGGCTTCTTGTTGAATTGGTAGTCGGCATCGGGTGCGACATAAAACTCGCAGCCCGGAAGGCTTGAGAGTCCGGCCTTTTTGGCCTTATAGTAGAGTTCAAGGGCCCCAATGACCCAGCCGTGGTCAGTGATTCCAAGGCCTGAGGCCCCATTCTCAAGGCACCATGAGATGTACTCGTCGATGGTGGATGCGCCGTCCAGAATGGACAGCGTGGTGTGGGTGTGTAGTGGGGCTAACTGAGTCTTTGTTGGGCTTTTCAGATAACGCCCTCCCTCTCACACGAGTTATACCAAAACCCAACTTTCCAATTGTTTCGATGAGATAAGAATGGCATCGTCACAAATGCCAAATCCGTTGTGCCGAAGAACCCAGCAGCCTTCAATTAAAAAGCCTTGATCTTGGGGAGAGATCTTATAAATCCGAAACCCAACATCAAGGCTATGAATATGTTTTATCGTTTGAAAGGGCTTAAACACCCTCTCAGGCTATCATTTCTTTTCTGACGCAGCAAGCTGCTTAATGTGTTCAGCCAAATCGGGGCGAGCGACCACTTGAGCCTTACGCTCATCGCTATAGCGATATCGGGTCCTGCCATCCACATTGACAACCCCATAGCCGGGACTATGGAGATACTCTCCTGTTGGAACGACTGGCTGTTCCCGGTATTTAGCAAGCTTTTTCTTAAAGTCTTCCTTAGCGGCCTCTTGGGTCTCGCCAACACCAACAATCTCTTGATTGGTGAGATTATAAAAGCGTCTAACCTCATAAAGTCCTGTTGCTTTATTTCTCATAATAAACCTCTTGATTTATTATACGAAAACAATTAGCCTCATTTTAGGAGGGCGTTATATGCCGGAAAATGAAAATCAAGCAAATGATACCAGTCATTCGGAGAGCCTAAAGAGGGCGTGGGAAGCCAGAAGAAAAAAGGCTGCGGAGCGAAGGGTGGAAAAGGCCGTGGAACAAAGGTCCAAACCCACCATGACCCACTCAGAGAGAATGAAAAAAGCGTGGGAGACACGCAGGAAGAACTTGCAGGAGAGCGCGGGGGCTAAGGCTCAATCTTTCAGACAGACTATGCAGGCTGTGGCAAAAGAAAAGCCCGCTGCAGAAAAACCTTCCATTGGGATTAGTGCCGCGACCTTTAATGCCACCTTGGCTAGATACTTGCAATATGTAGACGCAGCAAGAGCCTTGGGAGACACCTCTATACTGGAAAGCTCCAATTTTAGGACAATAGAGGGATTAATTAAAGAGTTTTTAGTGATTAAATAAATAAAAAGGGGGCCGAAAGGCCCCCTTTCTTTTTCAAGCTTCAGCTTCTTGTGATTCTTCTTCAGCCGCAAGCTCTTGACTAGCCGCTTCCCCGCCCTCAGAACCATCCTCCTCCGATGACTCCGTGGTCTCGGTTTCTTCTGAGTCAGCCGTTTCCACCACATCGCCAGAAATTCTGCCGCTGAACAGAGCATCAGAGATGCTCTCTTTTTGGCTGGCTGGCAGCATCTCATAGATGTGCTTGACATCTAAGCCCTGCTCCATAGCTTCGATCAGGGACTGGATATACTCAGAGGCGGATTGGTCGCGCTCAACATCATTCACCGCCAACTCATTGACGGCATACACTCCACCCACTTCATTGCTGGTAGGCTCAACGTGATTTTCCTGCAGGATTCCATCATAAGAGATGGAGCGTCCGCCCAGAAACTTAGGAGAATAGCGGTGGCGGGTGCGGCAGAGGTAGTTCTTGAGTCGGGAATAGACGCTTCTTTTCTCGGCTGCCTCCAGTGTTTCTTCAGGGTTTTTGAGCTTTTCTTCTACTCTTTTCTTGCCTTCCGAGGCACTTTTGATGGTTTTTGAGTAAGAGAGCATGGCTTTGTTGGGGTCAAAGCTGTCGCGCAGAGCCATCATGACCTCAATCCGGCACTCATTCCAGAGGTCTTTCTCGTTCATCGAGCCTTCAAAGAGAGCGCATGATGAGATGTATTTGGGGACAATGGAGCGGACGAAGGGCTCGTATTTGTTGATACGATTGTCATCGATTCTTTTACCCAGCTTGCAGAACATGCTTCTCAAACGAGTTTCTACAAAGCGCTTTTCAAAAACCAGAATCTTCCGCTCAATTTTCTTCGTCCTCTCCTTTTGGGAGTCATTCGGATTAATTGCTGGCTCTGGAACCGATTTTGGGTCGAAATCGGCCAAAGCTAGTTCTGCGGCTTTTTCGAGAGTGGCAATATAATACTCCCGTGCATGGGGCAGTGGGACGAAACTTGAGTTAAAGCCTGAGACAATACGTTCGATGAGACCTTTGTAATTTTCTACTTTCGACTTTTTTTCCATTGTTTCCTCTCCTAGAGTTTGAGGTAGGCTTCTAAATAAGAAGCTGGAAAACTGGCCAATTCTTGCGCTTTCTCAATCGAATCAAATACTTCGTCTACATGACACTCCCCAAAGTCCTTTCTATGTTCTGGAGGCAAAATCCTATAAACCTTTTTAGAAGATAGGTGCTGGGCTATTTCGGACACCTCGTCTGCTGCATCGTGGTCCAGTCCGATATAGATCTCGGAAGCATTGGAATCCACTAAAAGCTTCAGCTGGTCTAAGGAAACGCCCTTCCCGAAAGAACACACTGCCCCAAATCCATCGACATCGACATGGATACAGTCAAATGGCCCCTCCACTAATATGATGCGATCCATACTCACTGCGCGATCGTAATTGAGCAAAAACTTGCTCTTATTAAACCCCACCGAGTTAACCAGCCTAAGGCGATTTGGCCCTAAGGGCGGTATAGCTCGACCCTGCCAACCGTAAATCTCTTCACTTCGCTTCACTGGGAAAACAACTGCATCCAATCCCCCGTGATATCTTAAATCATATCTTAGAATAGTATTTTTGTCAACTACTTTTCTCTGTCTTAAATAGCCCATTCCCCGTTCAGAGAGAGTGACATCTACGAAGTCTGGGGTAAGGTAAATAGGCTTAAAGTCGTTTTTGGTCTGATCTGAATTGTCGGATGAAGAAAGAGCCCTCAAATCAATGGCTTGTAAATCTTCTGGATTAATCATGGAGATGTCATCGACATTTCTGCCTAAAACCTCTTTAGAGACTTCCCCAA